ACTTCGCGCCACTAAGCCGGCTGGGCGCGTGACTGCAAGCAGTCTCGTGTTCGTTAGCAGGTAATCGTGTATCCGTGACCAGCTGGAGGCCACGCTGGCGTCGGTTGCGGCGGGTAGAACGTAAGATCCTTCGGCGCTCCCTCGTCAGCCAACTTTTTGTCGTACTCGCGAAAGAATCGCTGCAACTCAGTTGCGGCGTTTTTTTGTTCGACACCCACAGGCGGGGTCACCTTCTTGAACACCGTTTCAAGGTGCTCGCGGATCGACTTCCACTGCTCAGGCGTCGGAGCGGCACCTTTGCCAAGCTCGACGAAGCCCTGCAGCCAATAGGCGAATTGTTCTGGCGTCATTGCGTCCTCTGCGTGTTAGGTGCGCGCATCGGCCCGTATGTGTTCCGGGTGCCTGCCCTGACCGGCGCGCGCGAAAATTGTTACGCCTTGTAGCGTTGCGGGATGAACTCGATCGCAGTGTTGAGCGCCACGCACGCGGCGCAGATCGAAGCCAGCACGTAATTGCCCTTCGCCAGCTCGTCGAACATGCAGATGATCGTCCCGCCGAAGGCCATGTAATGGAATTTGTCTCGTTTCGTCATTGCTTCCCCTTGTGGTTAGTGAACTGCCCTGCTGCGCGCCAGAATGCTCATGGCCGCTTTCATGATCTCGAGTCGCACTTCTGCGGCGTCGTCGATCGCGTACAGACGCGCGTTCACGGCCTCAGCTTCAGCGTCAGGCAGCGTGATCGCGTCTTCGTTGTAGAGCAGCAGGATTGCGATTGAGAGCGCATCGCAGAGTGTTTGAATGTCGGCGTGCGGATCGTTGCGGCTCATCGCTTCACCTTCGGCGTCGTGATCTTCGCCATGTGTGCGAGCGCGTCCGATTGCTCGGCGAAGAACTGCGCGCCGTTGCCTGCCGCCCATTTCTCCAGATCCACACCTAGCGTTCTGAATCCCGGCGAGCGGCGATAAACGCTGTAGCCCCACACGGTCAAAGCGCCGGATCGACAATTGATCTTGCAGCAGAACATCGTCGGGAAGCAGTCCGGCCCGTAGATGCACCAGAGCGGCCGGTAGTGATATTGCGGATCAGTCGGATCGATTGCGCTCATGCGGCCTCCGCGAACATATCCGGCGTGACGATCGTTCTCGCCACCTGGCCGAACTTCGAGTGATACGTGATTGCCACCGCAGCACGCTCCGATAACCAGCCGCCGCGCGCAGCGTATGCGTCGCGAGCGGCGATCGTCGGATGCTGAATGACCGTCATTCCGCTGTGCTCTTTCTCTTCGACGTGATGGCGATGGCCCGTATGCGCGTATCGCTTCGTCGTCGCGCCCCATACTTTCGGGAACTGAGCGGCAAAGAAGATCGGCAGGGCATCGTTCTTCTTCATGTGTCCGTGATGGAACGCGACCAGCGTCTCGCCGTGCTGGTGGACGTAGTACGGAAACTCCGAATCGATCACCGTCACGCGCGGCTCGTTCTCATACAGCGCCTTGAACATCGCGCGAAGCCAGATGCTCGAGGCGAGATCGTGATTGCCTTCCGCCATCAGCACGACGACTTGCTCGTGTTTCTCCAGCGCGAAATCAACGATGCGGCGCAGAACGCGAATCGCGGCGCCAACGATCTTCGAGAATCGCCCGTCTTGGTCGAGAATGTGACCGTGCGTCGGCGTTACCGGCAGCATGCCGTCGCTATGCAGGAAGTCGCCGAGCTGCGCGATCAGGCCAGTCTTTGCGGCCGGCGCAGAATTCACCATATGCAGGAACGCAGAAACCAGCGTGCGCTCTGCAATCTTGATGTCCCAATTGGCGTCTAGCGTCTCTTTCGCGCTTGCCAACATGCCAAGGTGGCAGTCGGTCAGCGTGTAGACGTTGCACAGATCCGGCTTCGTCTCTTCCGGCGATGCGATCGGCTCAACGCGCGGCAGTTCCTTCGCCATCGCTTCGAATGCCTCACGCAGAATCGCCGCCTGGCGCTCATTGTCGACGGCGCTTTTCACCCACTGGCCACGCGGCGCGCCGTCCTTGTCGTAGTACGTCGAAACGCCCTTGACGAGGTATCCATCCGGCACCGTGCGGCGCATGTCGTGCTCGGGGCTGTAGCCAGAGCGAGCGGCCCGCTTTCTCAGCGACGCAATAGCATTGCTGATCGTGCCGTGGCTCACCTCCAGCGCGGCAGCAGCCTTGCGCTCCGAGCCGTACTGCTCGATGGCATCAATGAATTCGATTTGCCGGTCCGTTGCGAACTCGCGGAGCTTTGCGTCAATCGTCACTCACCACCTCCAGATTGGTCTTTCGGCAGCAAGAGCGTTACGCCGTACGATTCTTTCCCCTCTCGACACGCACGGCACATCAGCCTGCGCTTATGGCCAACGAAGTTGAACAGGCAGCCGATGCAGCGATTGACGTATTGGCCGTTCTCATGCGCGAAGTCTTCCGGCCAATTTCTGTCAGGGTGACCGAGATGGCCGAAGTTCATGCGCATCCTCTCAGCGAAGCGTTGCCGCCGCGCTCAGCAGGTTGTATGCGTCAGCGCAGGCGATTTGCTCGTGGTTGTCGGGGTTGATCGCCGTCATGCGCGGTCGCATATCGACGATCGTCATTTCGATGCCGCCGTGTTCTTCCATCACGCGGCGAGCGATTTCTAAGGCTTGCGCGAACGTCATTCGTCGATGTAGTCCTGCATGCTCGTCAGAACAGAATCAAGCCCTTCGCAGGCATCTCCGAGCGCGTCAGCAGTGAATGCGCACACACCAAGCAAGCCAAGCAGCGGCCAGCATGCGAACCAGGTGAGCAGCTTCATGCGCCCTCCTTCGGAGGAATGCGCGGCACCTCGCCGAACGGCGTCCCGGCCCATGCGGCGAATGCCGCATCCCGATCGCGTTTCATGGCGGTGACGATTAGTTGCGACTTCTCACGCTCTCGCGATGCCCGCAAATCTTCAGGCGTCGGCGTCCAGTCTTCATCGAAGCTCTCATCGAGCGAATCGAGCGCCGCACACGCGTAGATCGCAGCAAGCGCAATCAGCGTGATACCACCACCAATCAGCCACGGAAGCATTGCAATCCCCTTTGCAAAAGCTACTGTTAAAGATGCGTTTCTGATCGTACCAATACGCGTTTCGCCTCTACACGTATCCACGATCTCACTTAGATGCACAAATACGCTTGCGTCAACGCATCTATTAAAGTATCGTTTCACCTATGCGCTGAACGAACAGCGCGAAACCTACCGGAGAGCAGACATGAGCAAGTTCGAAATCACCTTCAAGCGCGAAAACGGAAGCACCTTCGTCGTCGCCTATGTCGGCGAAACGGCTCGTCACGCAACGTTCAACGCCGCTAACGAACTCTCGACGGTCGGCGAAATCATGCTCGAAGTCGTCAGCGTCATTGAAGTGTTCCCGGCCCAACCGGAAGTGCGCATCGACAACACCAAGCTGATCAACTGGATCGAATCGCACGACGCACTCGTTACGCGCGACTTCGGAGCGAACCTTGAAGTGCGCAGCGTTGCTTGCCAGAACGGCCGCGCGTTCTACGTGTACGACACGATCCCGGCGACGCTCTCCGCAGCGCGCGACCTGCTCGGCTACTAATCAAACAACGCGAGGCAGACCATGACTATCACGCTCGACAACATCACCAAGGCACTTGACGCACTCAAGGAAGCGCGCGAAGCACTTTGCGACTCAGATCCGGCCGTTCGCGGATCGGCTCGCGCAGCTTGCACGGTCTCGATCATCGGCATCGAAATCGCACTGAAGCGAACGCCGGTCACCGTGCTTGAGAACGCCTAACCAGATTCGCCTTTTCGTCAGGATCGCAGCAGCGCTCGCCGTCAGCCAAGCGACGGCAGCACCACCAACACCGGCCAGTCATAGGCTTGTATCGCATACGGAGAAAAATCATGAGAGCAATCGAATCCGCAGCAGACGCATACGCCAATCGATTATTAGCGGCACATTACGGCGAGCAGGATGAACACGACGCAATGCTTGAAGAAGCCGAGCGCATGGCAGACGAGCGCATCAAGAACCTTGCCGACGATGATCTCGTTGCCGGCTTTCACTCAGTCATCGGAAAAGACGCAGCGCGCATCAGGGCCGCGTATCACGATGACGCAAAACTAGCTGCACTCGTGCGCGAGCTAGTCGAGGTAGAAATCGCGCGGGATTCGCGCGATATGGCTGAGAACGCGATGTCTAGCAGCCACTGAGGTAAAAGCATGGTCCCGCAACGCAATCCGGTGCTCAGGTTATAGGCCGATCCGCTACGAGACGAAGCCAGCCGACGAGCTGGCTTTTTTGTTTGGTGATACTGCACCGGTTACGTGTCCGGCGACGCGATGGCATATCGCGCCCGTGCGTAGGCCTATCATTCTGCACCGCGGCTTGCCAAGCCCATAAATAAAGGCGCGGTAGCGACGTCGTTTATCACTCGTCCGCCAGCGAGTCGCAGGGTCGCGGGATTTATCGTCCGCGGTGGTTCTGCAGTTTTGTCGGGGCGCTTCACAGCGAGCCAAGTAGAGAGCGGCCAGGTAATCCCAACCCGACGCAGCGCGCGAGGATCGCCCGCGGAGCTGCGCTTGACCCTCACGACTGGCGAATGACGACCCTTACGGGGCCAATTCGCTCCGGCGAACCGGTGGACAATCGCCATGCGTGAGAGTGCTCCTTACGGGAGCAAGTCGGCCGGTGGGGAGCCGGCAGGCGAAACCAGAATGCAAAAGCCGCCGCGTGATTTCTCAGGCGACGGCTGCTGTGTAAAAAACGCCACTCAATCTCGAAAGCGAGCGGCTAACGGCCCTTGCGAACCGAGGAAAGACCTACAACACGAGGACTTGACGCAAAAACGACATGATGGCTAAATCATACAAAACCGTAACGGATGCGTCAAGCACTTTCTGCAACTTTTTTGGCATCGTTTCGCGCGCAGCGATCCAACAGAATCGCCAGCACCTCCGCATGACGATCTGCCGGGATCGCACTCGTCACCGCATTGACTAGCTCGACAGCCGAAAACGATGTCGATAAGCCCCCCTCCGTAGCGGCAGGCTGGTTCGACGATGCGATCGACATCACTTGTTCTTGGACAATCATTGGTTACCTGCCTTCGCTATCTATTGCGGGATCGTTTGTGGTGAAACAGTTCCAATACAATAATCCCTATCATATGGCGAAGCAAGTTTTTTATGTTTAACTTTGTTGCATAAAAGTCGTTTGCGCGGGAATATTTACTTTGTTCACACTAAAAGGGACATGTTTTGTCTACTTCCTGTCAACCGAATCAAATCAGTCATTTATGAACGGCCGGTCGCTTCTTCGGCTCGCTATGCACCAAGCTCTCTAGCGGCTTCCCGGTAATAAGTGCCGTCATGACTTCCAGCAGCGTATCGCGCGACGCTTCCGGATACTGGGCGTACAGCGCCATCACCGTTTCGTTGAATTTCTTGGCGGCGTCATCCTTTGCCATGAACTCGGCTGAATGATCGGTATCAAGCCATCCGCTCGGTAGCTTGAGTGCCTCTTCTACCCTGTCGCGCAGGTTCGGGCCGGCCAACTTGTGACCGCTCATGATCTGGCGAAAGTTGATGACGCTTATCCCAAGGCGTTCAGCGAACATCTTCATCATCCCGCGCTCTGGATGCTCGGGATACTGCGATCGAACCTCATCCTTGAACTGCTCGAGCAGGAACTTCAGGTTTCTCCGCCGTACCTGGTCAACGGTCTCAATGCTCATTCTTTAGATCCTCAATCTTCGAAAGGTTTTGTCTTTGACGTGTGCTGCGTCACGCGATCTTTCTTCTAGCCGCGTGCGTCGCCCCTGCGACTAGGCATCGTTTTGTGTATGTTCCGGCTTTTTGCAGCGAAAAGCAACCGCAAAAGAAGCATATTTCTAGTGTTTTCTTGCACTTAGCCCAGTTAACGCACGGCGAGATAGACATCTTTTACGGCATACGCTACTATTTCGGCATCGTTTCAACTGGGGAGAAACCGTGACCGCCGATCGCGAAACGAAAGCTCGCCAGATGGCGATGGCGAAGAACGTCAAGAAGCTCAAAACCAAGGAGGCGAAGCGGGCTCAGGTTCACCAGCTCTGCGAATCGCTGAAGAAGGCCATACGAGGAAAACAATGAGCATTATCCGAGGGGCGCGCCCCGAATCTGGTTACTACCGCGTCAGCAACACCATCAGCGGCGACAAGCACTTATCGTGGTCCGCTCGTGGACTGCTGATTTTTCTCCTGAGTAAGCCCGATCACTGGGAAGTGTCGGTTGCTGCGCTCGTCAACGAAACCGAAGGAAGCCTGCGCGGCGCTGGCGGCCACACGAAGCGCGATGGCGTTAAGGCGATTCTCGCAGAGCTGATGCAGGCCGGGTACATCACCCGCAGCGACAAGCCGAAACACAATCCTGACGGCAGTTTCGCAGGGTACGACTACATCGTTTCCGAAGAATCGAAGCCATCGCAGGATAAACCGTCGACGGTCGCACCGTCTCCGGATGAGCCGTCGACGGTTGATCCGTCGCCGCCTAATCCGACACAAGTAATAACTGATTCTAAGAAAGAACTGAAAAGACAAGTAACGACTGAGGATCGCGCTACGCGCGCTGCTCCCGTCCAGTCAGCTTCGCCTCTTGTCTGCCCTATCGCTCAAATCGTGCAGGCATATCACGACGAGTTGCCGAACAACCCGCGCGTGAAGGTTCTGAATGACGATCGTCGTAAGTCAATATCCGCTCGCTGGAAAGAAGCAGCCCGTCTGGAATGCAAGCCTTTTGGCTACAGCACGGTGTCCGAAGGTCTGGCGGCTTGGAGGCGGTTCTTCGCTATCTGTGCTGAGTCTGACTTCCTGACGGGCAAGGCAAAACCGCAGCCGGGTAAGCCCCAGTTCATTGCAGACATTGATTTTCTATTTGCGCCGAAGAGTTTCACGAAGTGCATCGAAAACAAATATCACCGGGAGGTAGCATGAAAGACGATCTGAAGCCGTGCCCGTTCTGCGGCGCGAAGCCTACTCTCAAGCGTGCCGGCGAGATCGTCGGCATCTCGTGCGGCAAGGAAACCGGGTGCGACAACACCGGCTTGTTCCTTTGCTTCGCTGCGGACAAGGAAGCTGAAGCGATCGCCGCATGGAATCGCCGCGCTCTTCTCGCATCCTCCGCGAGCGACAAGCAAGAGGCGGCGGGCCAGTGGGTTCATTGTTCACCTGCGCTGCTCAGCGCTGGCGTGAGTTGCGCCAATACTCCGCGCCGAGCATGCGCGTGCCAACCGGAGAACGGCGGTCACGATCATTTCATTGCACACACGGCTCAGGAATGGCGCGAACGCTGGTACGGCTCTGACCCCGAGCGCGGCTGGTCGATCCTACAGGGGCGTGATGTCGTCGCGTATATCGGCGGCGACGAGAGCATGAGCGATGCCGTCAGGGCGATCGTCGATGCGCACAACGCGGTCATCGCCAAGGAGCAAAAATGAGCGCCAACGACCTTCAGCGGTCCGTCCCGCAAGCCGTAGAAGCGGAACAATCCGTTCTCGGCGCCCTTCTGCTCGACAACGACGCCATCGACCGCATCGGCGATCTGCGCGCTGAGCACTTCTTCCGCGGTGACCATCGCGCCATCTTCGTCGAGATCGTCTCGCTGATCTCTGCCGGCACTGGCGCGGACGTCATGACCGTGTTCGAGCGCCTGCAAGCGAAAGGCCGCGCGCAAGACGTCGGCGGGCTGCCGTATCTCAACGACCTGGCGCACAGCACGCCGAGCGCATCGAACATCACGCGCTATGCCGACATCGTGCGGGACCGTGCTCAGAAGCGCGGATTGCTGGCCCTGTCGCACGAGATTCAGGATTCGGTCGGCACCACGCCGGATAGCGCTGCAGTGCTGATCGATCGCGCGTCGTCGAAGCTGGAGAAGCTTGGCGAGTCTGTCGTGAAGTCGGAGCCGGTCAAGGCTGCGCAAGCATTGGTCGACTACATAACGCACATGGAGAAGCAGGCGGAAGGCTTGATTAAGCCCGTCTCCACCGGCCTGACGGATCTCGATCGCAAGCTCGGCGGCGGCTTCTATGCGGGCGATCTGGTCGTCGTTGCCGCCCGCCCCTCGATGGGGAAAACCGCGTTTTCGCTGACGGTTTCGGCGAACGTTGCTGAGACTAAGCCGGTTCTATTTCTGTCTATGGAGATGACGAACCTCCAGCTCAATCAGCGACTTGTGTCGTCGCAGGGCCGGATCTCTATGGCGACACTGCGCAACCCGGCCGCCATGAGCAACGACGAATGGTCGCGCGTGACTGTGGCGACACAACGCATTGCCAATCTCGAACTGTATCTCGACGACCAACCGAGCCTGACCCTGCTCGAAGTGCGTAACAAGGCGCGAACTGCGAAACGCAAATATGGCTTATCCATGCTTGTTGTCGACTATTTGGGATTGATGGCCACCGCAGACGAGGAGCGGCGTGACCTACAAATCGGCGCGATCACCAAGGGGCTGAAGAACCTCGCGAAAGAGCTCAGCATCCCTGTCGTGCTTTTGTCGCAGCTCTCGCGCAACGTCGAGCAGCGCCCGAACAAGCGCCCGATGCTGTCGGATCTGAAGGACTCCGGCGACATCGAAGCCGACGCAGACACGGTTCTGTTCCTGTACCGCGACGAGCAATACAACCCCGACACGATGGATCGTGGCGTCTGCGAAGTCATCTGCGCGAAGCAGCGTCAAGGTGAAACCGGAATCGTCGGCACTGCGTTCATCGGCGAACAGACGCGATTTGAGGACTTGGCGCACGGCCAGTCGTTCGGATCGAGAGGCGAATCGAGGCCAAAAAATAGGGGATTCGACTGAAAAATCGCGTGCTTTTTTTGCCGACATACGATACTATTTAAGCATCGCGTACCGCATTAGATATGTTTCTTTCTTTCTGCGTTTGGGGCCAAAAAATTTGGCCATTCGTTGCAGAAAAGCCAAAACGGCGATGTAAATGTGTGCCGAAGTGGCATCTTAACCCATAAAGCCGTCACGGAATAATCGGCCAAACGAGGAGCCATACAGTGTTCAAGATCGAAAAAGACATTCCGATTCCCGAGGGCCGCAAGCGCGGTCGGCAGTCGTCCTACCCTTTCGCCAAGATGTCGAACGGCGAATCTTTCATCGTGGAAGGTGCGGAAGAGCGCATTGCGGTGATCCGTCGCGCGGCTCACTCGTTCGGCTTGCGCCACCGTAAGCAGTTCATCGTTCGCTTAGTTCCGGGCGGCGTTCGTGTTTGGTGCGCTGGCGACAAGGAGCCGGCATGAGCGACCTCCATCGCCAAATCATGAACCTGCGATGCGTGGCGCCGAAGGAATTCGGCATCAACGAGCGCATCGCCTACGCGCAAGGGCATCGCGACGCCCGTCACGCCGCTGCGGGAATCGCCAGCGCATCGGCCGAATCTCCCACCGACTTCGCCGCCAATCACCTGACGCCAGAACAGGCGCTCGCCTCCGCGAAGGAGGCGAAATGACAAAGTTCATCATCGGCGTCGCGATCTACGTGGCGATCAGCATCCTCCTCAAATCAGTCGGCTTGGACATCACCGACTGGAAATACTGGGCGATCTTCGCTCTCGTGATCGCAGCCGAATGCAACGAGAAGGTTTTTGCATGAGCGCCAAAGCCATCCTCTCCTATCTCGAAGCCAATCCTGCTGGCGCCAAGCCCGACGAAATCGCGGCGCACATCGGATCGCATGTGAACGTCGTCTGCGTGCTGCTAGACCGACTCTGGAACGACGATCAAGTGACGCGCAACGGTGGCGGCCGATCGCGACTCAAGGCCACATGGCGCATTGCCGGTGCTGAGCCGGTAGCAACGTTCGGCGCGGCTGAAGCACTCGCTGCTATGCAGGCTGCTTGCCGTGCGCGTCTGCTCGATCAACCTGCGCTGCGGAGTGCGGCATGAAGATGACGAAATGGTTTCCGGGCGATGTGAAGCCGGTTCATGTTGGCGTGTATGAAACAGCGCCGATGCACGGCATCCAGTTTTTCCAGTTCTGGAACGGCCAGTCCTGGGGCTATGCAGCCCAAGATCCTGAGATGGCCCGCGAATGGTCCGACATGCCGTCATTTCATCAGAACGATTCATGGCGCGGCCTGGCGAAGGAGGCGGAATGACCAAAGTCACAGAATGGTTCCCTGCCGATGTAACTCCTGTTCGCGCGGGCGTCTACCAGACGCGAACCGATTACGAAAAGTGGCTCGATGACAAGGATGAGTGGTTCCAATATTGGGACGGCATCACTTGGCGCGCGACGGGAACAACAGTCGATCGAGCATATGGCAACGCTCCGTTTTCCGGCGGCGATTTCGTCAGCGTCGAATGGCGCGGCCTGACGGAGCGCGCAGCATGAGCCCCGCCCTCGCTTGCTGGCTTTTCTGGTCAACCCTGGCGCGCGCATGGATGCCGCCGAAGATCGAGAGAAAGGAGGAAGTGTGAGCGATTGGAAACCGATTGAGACGGCCCCCAAGGAAGGACAATTCTTGGTCTACATGCCGGACGAGAAGCGGTCGCCCATCCAAGTAGCAGAGTGGCATCCGAACGTGAAAATCATCGGAAATCATTTTGCTTTCGACTTCCCGCCTGTAACGCACTGGATGCCGCTTCCAGACGCGCCGAAATGAAGCAACCAACGAAGCACGCACCCTTAGAAACGCCGAACCTGCGGGCCAGCGAGTTCGGCGATCCACTCGAAATTTTGATAAGAAGAGAGGCGTCATCGTGCAACCATTGTGTGTGGTCGGTGGGGAAAATCCAATTTTTGGGCGACGCACTCTGCGCTCAGCTTCGACCAATGACGAAGCGATGCAACCAGTTTGCATGTTTAGAAACATGGAAGCGTGTCTCTCTTTCGCATATTCGTGGCGCGCGAAATTAGGCGTCAAGATCGGCGAAATCAAGGAATACACGGGCAAGGAAGGCGGCACGATCATGCTCTCCACGCACGAGAAGAAAGCGCAGGCGTCTTTCATCCTCGAAGTGATCGCCAGTCACCTGTCGCTCGATCAGCGCGCCATGCTTAACGCAACGTTCGGCGGTGAGAACGGCGAGCGAGCTGCTGGCATCGAACGGCTCATGCACATGTGCGCAGGCATGCACTCCAATCGTCATCTCGTCTCCCTGCTGCTCATGCGCGAGTTCATCGACAGCAAGCGACAGGAGTTGAGCCAGGCACGCATCGCGCTCGAATGCGGCGTTAGCCCGATGACGGCCTCGCGTGTTGCGGCGAAGATCATGCACGCGATCGGGGACTTACGCGACAGCACGTATGAGAAGCTGCGGCCAGCCTTTGAAAGGCGCGCATGGGTTGCGCGAGAGGCGTCAACAAATAGCGCACTTTCTGCTTGCTAAAACGATGCCGTAATAGTATCTTTGCATCTATTGCGGCATCACACCAACGGGAGGAAAGGAATGAGCACGGAATTGACCGTCATCCAGCGCGCGGCGAAAGCGCTTGGCTCAGCAGAGAACGAAGCGGTGCTCGCGGAGATGGTGAAGAACTCCGCTGCCATCATCGAGATCAAGAATGCTGACGGCCGCACGCAATGCCACAGCGCATACATGACGCTGAAGAACCGCCGCACCGCCATTCGAGGCGTCGGTAAGGAAGCGCGCGACGACGCGACAAAGTTCTCGAAGGCTGTGATCGCAGAAGAAGATCGACTCGTCGCTATCATCGAGCCGGAAGAGATCCGCCTGCGTTGCCTGCGCGACAAGTGGGATGCAGACCGCGAGGCCGAGCGCGTCGCCAAGGAGCAAGCCGAGGCGAATCGCATCGCCGCTATTCGTGACCGCATCAACGACTTGCGCACGACGCCGGTCGATCTGATGAACTCCGCGCCGGATCGTCTTGAGAACGCGATCGCCGACATCGAAGAGTTTGTCGTGACGGCGGAAGTGTTCGAAGAGTTCGCCGACGCTGCGCGAGCCGCACAGGTCGAAGTTGTCGCAAAGCTGAAGGAGATGCACGCGGCGGCCGTCCAGAAGGTCGAGCATGAAGCGCAACTGGCCCGTGAGCGCGAGGAACTGGTGCGCCTTCGTGCGGAGCAGGAAGAGCGTGAGCGTCAGGCGGCGGCAGCGCGCGCCGAAGAAGAGCGCCGGGCGCGTGAGATCCGCGAGCAGGAAGAAGCCGATCGACGCGAGGCGCAGCGACGTGCAGATGAAGCGATGCGCGCAGAACGCGAAGCGCATGAGGCAAAGATGGCGGCTGAGCGTGCGGAGATAGCCCGCCAGCAAGCCGAGATCGCGGCAGAGCGGAGCCGTCAGGAAGAAGAAGCCGAAGCGAAGCGACAAGCCGAAGAAGCCGCAGCGCGCGCAGAAGCAGACCGTATCCGTGCGGAGCAAGAGGCAAAGGTCGCAGAGGAAAATCGCCGCCGGCGCTATGAATTCCTGTTGGGCGGCCCAGCACCGTCCGAAATGATCGGCGTCATCGCGAAGCACTATGGCGTTGACGACGTGACGGCGCTTAACTGGCTGAACATCAACGATTGGGCGCTCGTCGAACTCACGGCATGACACCCGACACGCTCTCCATCCTGATCGCATACCTGCTCGGCACATTCGCGCTCGGGCTTGCGATCGGGTTCTTATACGACCAAACGAAAAAGGATCTGAGGAAGCTATGACCAAGGAAGTCGACGATGCGATTCATCGGGCCGCTCTCGAGGCAGGCTTGTTCGTCAGCAAGGACGACGGCTCAGACCTCACGCTGAATCCCGAAGCGCGATACGTGACCGTGATGCGCTTTGCTCGCGCCATCATGCGCAAAGCAGAACTGAAGACGATCGAAGACACGCTGCTGACGATCTCTGAGCCGGTCGGCATGGCGTGCTGCGGCCATCCTGCGGACGATCATGGCTACGTCTGCTGCGGCAATGGCGATCCGGATTTCCGCACGATGCAGGAGGTTGAGAAGGTGCTGGAGGGATGGCGCGACAAGCTGATCGGCGAGAAGGAGCCAGCATGACCGAGCACGACATCAAGTGGCGCGACATACAAACGCGATTCAGCTATCAATTCCTCGTCACGGCTGACGACTCGCTCAACGAACTGTGCCCGCTCGAAGTGCTGCACGGCTCGCATATGCGCGAGTACGAAATCGAGGCGTGTCAGCAGCGCATCTTGGATCTGCCGTTCGCGCAACGCTACGCAAAGGTGCTGACGCTGTGGCGCATGCTGGAAGCGGTAGAAGCGGATAGGCCCGTCAAGCAATCGGATGCGGTCGCGGAGGCGATGGCGCTTGCGCGAAAGTGGGAAGCCAAGGGCGTCATCGTGACGATCGAGCGCGTGTCGAATCAGGAACCGGCGATGGGCAATCATCATCCGGTCGTGCGCGCATGGGCGAAGCGGTCGAAGGAGCCGAAATGATAACAACCGAACAAACGCGCGCCCTCTATCAACAAGCATGGGCCGAAGCACCGGACGGCGCCCTGATGCACTACTTCGCGCAGCTCGTAGCAAGCCATGCGCGCGATCAGGCAGAAAGCGCCCGCCTCGACTTCATGGTCCGCCGCTCAGCAGTCGTGCAGTGGTATGGCGAGACGTGCCAGCTTCACGGCGACCAAGGCGTCATTTCCGGTGAAGGCGAGTTCTACGATTCTGCTCGAGAAGCAATCGACGCGGCGATGGCACTGGAGGCGAAATGACCAAGCGTGACGTATTCGCCGCATGCATGTATGCGTTAGCCGCGAACGAATTCATCAAAACGACTGTCAGTGCGATCTTTCACGCGCTCGGGAGGTGACATGACAGTCTACGTCGATGACATGTATCTGTATCCGATGGGACAGTACGGCCGCATGAAAATGTCGCACATGATCGCCGACACGACCGACGAGCTGCTGGCGATGGCGGCAACGATCGGCGTACAGGTGAAATGGCTTCAGAAGGCCGGCACGCACGGCGAGCACTTCGACATTGCGCAGAACAAACGCGAGCTCGCGCTGAAGAACGGAGCCGTCGCGATCACCTTGCGCCAGTGCTCGTCGATGTGCGCACGACGCCGCGCCGAGAATGTGCTTGGCAAGCCGGAAGACGCCGAGGCATGGCGCAACAACTACGCAATGAGGAAGGAGACAGCATGAGCATCGCATACCGCGCCATGATGTTCGCGCGTGAAGCGCACAAGACACAGGTTCGAAAGTACACGGCGAACCCGTATGTCGATCACATCGCCGAAGTCGCCGGCATCGTTGCGACCGTCTCGCAGAACGAAACCATGATCGCCGTTTCCTGGATGCACGACACGATCGAAGACACTGCGGCGACAGAGGCCGATCTACTCGCGCAATTCAGCCCACTGATCGTCCGCGGTGTCATGCTGCTATCGGATCTTGAGACAGGCAACAGGGCCGAACGAAAAGCGGCATCACGCGCCCGACTGGCGGCGGCGCCAGGCTGGGTCCAGACGATCAAATGCGCCGACCTCATCAGCAACACGTCGAGCATCGTCAAGCACGATCCAAAGTTCGCCGTGACGTATCTCGAAGAAAAGCGCCTGCTACTCGACGTTCTGACGCACGCCGACCCTCGCCTGCTGCAGCTCGCGCGTGCGCAATCCGAAACAATGTGAACTCACGCGCAGAAACGTATCTTTTTCCGCTTGCTTTAACGTCGCTCTTTTAGTATCGTTACATCAACGCAGCAAACACAACAACAACCAAGGAAAGGACCAACCATGAAGCTCCAGCACCACGTACACAACGGCTTATTACGCCTCGCATCTGGCTTTTCCCTGCAACCGTCAGACGTTGCGGGAAAAATTTTGCCCGCAAGCGACACTGTAAAAGTATCGTTTCAGCAATTTCCGAAGAACATGGACGTGAAGCATATCCGTCCGTCGCTTTCGGACAGGATCGACCTCGCGCTGTTGGAGTTTCCGGGCCGGACAGCGTTGCTGTTTGCGGCTCTGGCGGCGCTGGTTGTGATCGTTGCAAGCGTGGTGACGTGATGAGCGATGGCGCCGAGTGGTGGCAGCAGCAGCAACAAGACGAACAGCAAATTTTCGAGCAAGAGCGAACCGGAGAAACAAATGAGCGTAGCAACCTTGATTTTGGGCGAGAGCGGAACCGGCAAGAGCACTTCCATGCGCAATCTCGACCCGGCGCAGACCCTTTTGATTCAAGCGATTAAGAAGCCCCTGCCCTTCCGGGCTAAAGGCTGGTCGTATCGCACGAAAGAAAACCCGTCTGGAAACATCTTCGTCACCGACAAGGCGGATCAGATCATCGCGTTGATGAGCAAGACGCAGCGCAAGGTCATCTTGTTCGATGACTGGAATCTGATGATGACCAACGAATTCATGCGCCGCAGCTCAGAGACTGGTTTCCAGAAGTTCAGCGAGATCGGCAAGAGCGCGTGGGACGTGATGATGTCCGCCTCTGTTCTGCCGGATGACGTTCGCGTGTATTTCCTAGGCCACGTATCGACTGACGAGCTCGGGCATATCCGGGCTCGCACGATCGGCAAGATGCTCGACGAAAAATGCCCGGTCGAATCACTTTTCACGATCGTCCTTCGTGCTGCGCTCATCAATGGCCGACACATCTTCAGCACGCAAAACAACGGCTCCGACACCTGCAAGTCGCCGATCGACATGTTTGCCGAACACCACATCGACAACGACATTGCGGCAGTCGACGCAGCAATCACCGACTTTTACGGCATTACCCAACCGGCTACGGCCTAACCCCGCGAACCAAAGGAACGCACATGTACGCACTCAACAACGAATCCGCACAAGCCGCACGCAAGGCCGAGCAGCGAACCAGCTTCATCGACGAGAAAGGCAAGTACGTCGGCAAGTTCACGCGCGCCGAGGACATCACCGCTGCGAGCGGCACGCGCGGCATCGCCTTCACGTTCGAAACATTCGACGGCCAAAAGTCGAACTTCTCGATCTACACCATCAAGAAAGACGGCGAGAAACTCGGCGACTACGGCACGCTGATGGCGATCATGACCTGCCTCGGCATCAAGGACATCAAGCCAGCTCAAGCCGCATCGATGGTATGGGATCGCGAGCAAGGCGCCAACGTCAACAAGATGCTTACGCAGTTTCCTGAACTGCTCAACAAGCCGATCGGCGTCCTCTTTGCGATGGAGGAATACGCCAAGAAGCAAAACGGCGTCGAGACCGGCGAAACCGGATGGAGCGTGCGCTTGAATGCCGTGTTCCAAGCGGACACCGAACTGACGGCCGCCGAGATCCTCGACCGCAAAACAGTTCCGGCAAAGCTTCCGCTACTCGTCGCCGCACTCCGCGACCGTCCGCTGAAGAAGGCTGTCTCGCGCGGCGCGTCGGCCGGATCATCGCATCCGATGGAAGGCGGCGGCTTCGACGACATGGACGATTCGATCCCGTTCTAAAAACCTAAACCGCACCGCGTCGCCGGCAAGCGCTGGCGGCGCACCAGGGGGATGCAATGGAGAACTACAGTGCATGGTTTGCGAGAAGCATTAAGCCCGTCCATCACGGCGTGTACGAAGTCCGCACAAAGGCGACTGGCAGGCTGACGAGATGGTTTAGCTGCTGGTCTGGCGAATACTGGGGCCGATCGGCTCAGACGCCAGAGGATGCAGCGGAGTACTGCGACACACGAAGCGACGCAGCAGAGCATGCTGGCGGGTTTGAGTGGCGCGGACTAACGACACGAGGGGAAGAGGAATGAGCAGCACTGTACGCCAATACGGCTTCATCGCCGCCCTGCTGAAGCCGCTCACGTCGGATGAGCGCGAGGAGGTCAACGAGAACCTGTGGAGCGAGAAGAGCAACCTTTCCGTGACCTATGACGGTGCCCTGCTCTATCTCGACTACAACGCGAACAAGTCTATGCGTATCCGCGAAGACTTCTACGGCCTGACGCTCGGCAACCAGAATTTCGATGAAACCGAGTTTGTCGAGGAAGCGATTCGCCGCGGTCTGGACGTCGATGGCAACACGATAACGACCTACAACTGCATCTACTACAACGGCGGCGACAGCCCGCTCGACATGCTGACGAAGGACGATTTCCTGAGCGGCAAGACCGGAGAGCAAGCATGAACAAGACCGCATTATTCGCCGACATCGACAGCGCAGCAGCTCGGCAGCAAGCATTCCAACACCTTCCCATGATCGACCACCCGACAAGCGACGTTCGCCAGCAGTTGAAAGACGCCGAAATCGCCATCCTCGAAGCGACGATGCGCCGCGACATGCTGCGCTTGATCGTCGAGATGCGCGATGCTCAGGAGCTTCGCCGCACACGTTCGATCCTGCAAAAAATTTGTGCTTAAACGATGCCCTATTGGGATCGTTTCGCGGTATGATTGGTTGAAACGATCCTCAAACAGCAGCCTACAACCAAAAGGAAAGAGCGATGAACTTGTTCGAGATCGCGGCCGAATACCGCGCTGATGTGGCGAAGCTGGAAGACCTGGATCTGGATGAGCAGACGTTGCTTGACACGCTGGAAGCGATCGGCGGCGAACTCGAAACCAAGGCCATGAATACCGCGTTCGTTGCGCGAAATCTGGAGTCGACCGCCGAGCAGATCAAGGCGCACGCAAAGCAGATGACAGAGCGCGCGAAGGCGATGGAAAACCGCGCAGAGCGGATCCGTAAGTACCTGCTCGACGGACTGAAGCTGGCGAACGTGTCGAAGATCGATACGCCCTACTTCCGGATCAAGCTCGCGCTCAATCCGCCGAGCGTGAAGATCGACGACGAATCTCTTATCCCGGATGCCTACAAGACAGAACCGGAGCCGCCGAAGCCGATGCCCGATAAAAAGTTGATCGCGGCCGCGCTGAAAGATGGATTCGAAGTGCCCGGATGTTCGCTGGTTCGCGGCGAGCGCGTAGACATCAAGTAACCGACCATCACCATGCACACCGTCATCCTGCCGCACTTAGCCAGTTACACCGAGTACAGCCGCGTCGATGGCGGGGCGTGGTTCCTTCGTCGCGTCGTGCCTCTCTCATGTGTGTGCTGGTGCTGAACCGAGCAACAACTTTCGCGCGTCAAGCGCACTAACAAAGGAAATCATGGGCCAGATCGTCATCATCATCCTCGTGTCGTTAATCCTTGCCGGAGCCGCGACATACTTCCTCAACTGGATCGTCGGCGCAGCGGCGGGTGCCGCAACGCTCGTCGTCGGCATCCTGTTCGCCTGCTTCACGCAAGTCGCGCCGTCGCACATCGCCATCGTGACCACGTTCGGCCACGTCGAGACTGAAACGCTAGGCGAAGGCCCGCATCTCGTGAACCCCGCATCTCGCGTGCATGAGGTATTCACCGGCCTCGACGTCGCCAAGATCCAATCAGCGCAAGCGGCATCGAAGGATCTGCAATCGGTTCATACCGATCTGACGATGAACTACAAGGTTGATCCGGCGAAGGTGCATGCGCTTTATACGATGTCGCCTGCACTCGACTACGAAGATTCGTATGTTGCGCCTGCAATGTTCGAAGTCTTCAAATCCGTCGCTGCCAGATATACCGCCGAGGAACTGGTGACGAAACGCCAGCAAGTATCCGACGCGATCCTCACTGCCCTCCGCACGAAGTTGCAAGGGTACGGCCTGATCATCCAAGACATCAACATCACGAACTTCAAGTTTAGCGCTGCGTTCGATGCAGCGATCGAAGCGAAGGTGACGGCCAGCCAGCGCGCCGAGCAAGCAGAACGCGAACTCGCCCGCGTGAAGTTTGAAGCTGATCAGCAAGTCGCGAAGGCGCGAGGCGAAGCGGAGTCGATCGCTATTCAGGCGCAGGCAGTCAAGACGAACGGCGGTCAGGAATATCTGCAACTGCAAGCCATCAACAAATGGAACGGCCAGCTTCCGACCTATCTCGGCGCAGGCGCACCGGTTCCGTTCCTGAACGTCGCCAAGTGACACGCGAGGAATGTTTCGCACGGTTCATGCGAGCCGTGCGAGACGGTCGCCGAGGCGAATACGCCAACGCTAAGGCGCTAGTCGAGAACGTGCGTGGCAGGTGCGGAGACGATGCCGCGGAGCGAGCCAAGCGCGAGATCTGGAACTACGTACGCAGCGACAAAAACACAAAATGACAGGCCAAAACGAGTTATACGGCGTCAGCCAGTTCCTGACGCTTCCGCTTCCGCCTTCCGTGAACATCTACTGGCGCAAGTCGCCAAAAGGCATGTACATCACCAAGGAAGGCAAGGACTTCCGCCAACGTGTCGCAGAGATCGTCGCCGAGCACAACGCGATCAAATTCGGCTCTGCTCGCCTGTTCATGGCGGTACGGATCTGCATGCGCGACCGTCGCGGCTCTGACCTCGACAATCGCATGAAGGCGCTGTGCGACGCGCTAGAGCACGCCGGCGTATTCGACGATGACGAGCAGATCGACGAGCTGCTGGTGACGCGCGGCGAGATCGTCAAGGGCGGCGAGTGCCGCGTGATGGTGGTGTCAACAACAGGAAAGGAACCGGCATGAGCCAGTCGCGAAAAGGATCGATCGCGGAAGCCCTGATGAACACGGCCATAGGCTTCGGCATCAACTACGCCGCCAACCTGCTGATATTCCCGTTGTTCGGCATGCACATCAGCCTGGCGAACAATTTCCTGATGGGGATCATCTACACCGGCATTTCAATCGCGCGCTCGTATGTGCTGCGTCGCGTGTTTAACGGCTTCACGACGAGGAAGGCATGACCAGCAAATCGACGAACCCGAAAGACGCCGTTGGCATCCGCAAGGCGCCGATGTCTACCGTATCTGCGGCGGTCATGGCCGAGATTGGCGTCGCCATGCTCGAAGGTGCCGCCAAGTACGGCCGACATAACTATCGCGCCGTGGGCGTGCGTGCATCGGTCTACTACGACGCGACGCTTCGACATTTGTTCTCTTGGTGGGAAGGTGAAGACATCGACCCTGATTCGGGCATGTCGCACATCACGAAGGCCATCACGTCGCTCGTAGTGCTCCGCGACGCGATGCTCCAGAGCAAGGTGACTGACGATCGCGCGCCCGTCTCCGCACCTTTCTATCCGGCCTTAAATGCCGCGGCCGGCGCGATCCTTGATCGTCATGCCGACAAAGATCCGCGCCATTACACCATCGAAGACAGCGCGGCATGAGCGACAAGCAACTTTACCGGCTCGTGCACTCGACGGCGCGCCAGATGGCAAGTCGAGCCTGCATACAAGCGCCTGACGGTTTCATCGTCGAGATCAAACCGCCGACCAAAACGCGCGATCAGGAGGCCATGTATCACAGCATCTTCTCGGCGGTCGCCAAGCAAGTCCCGTTCATGGGCGCGATGCGTGACCGCGAGACGTGGAAACGTCTGCTGGTCGACTCCTTCGCTCGAGTCAAGGCGGCCGAAGGCGATCCAGTTCAAGGCGTCGGCTCGATCATCCCGAATCTCGACGGCACTGGCTTCGTGCAGCTCGGCGTGCAGACGCGCAAGTTCAGCAAAAGGCATGCGTCGGAGTTCATCGAATTCCTGCTCGCATGGACAACAGAAAAAGGGGTCGCGCTCAAGGATGCGCCGCCAAGAGGCTACGAGGATCTACAGCAATGACTACACCACGACGCACCTTAGGTTTTGATTCTAAGCGATACGACACCCGCCGAGCGATGCTTGCGCTCATCGACAAGGGCATGACGAGCATTGAAGTCGCCGACACGATGGGGATTCACCAAGACACAGCGCGCAAGGCAATGCGCGCAATGCATGCAGACGGCTTGATTCATATTGCTGGCTGGCAGCACAAGATCAACGAGCCGGGCCGCGTGATGGCGCTCTGGAAGGCGGGCGAAGGCAAGGACCGGTCTAAGCCTTCGAAAAGGACATGCGCGAAGATGCGCCACGCACGCTACTACGCGAAGAACAAGGCCATCGAGAAGGCTAGGCGCGCCGCGAAGTCGATGGCCGGCAATCCGTTTGCGCAACTTGTCTGGAGCGCGCAATGAAACGCTCCGCCCCACTCCGCCGCACTGGCTTCAAGCGCCCTGAGCCGAAGCCGTTTGCTCTGGCAGATCGGCAGACGACGCTCAAGCGCACGGCGATGAAGTCGCGCATCAAGAAGCCGACCGTCGAGCAGGGATCGAAGTATCTGGCCGCTTGCCGCGGCGAACGATGCTTTCTCGGCGTCATATGCGGCGGCGACGCGTCGCCAGACATCGTTATGCCCTGCCACAGCAATCAAGCGCGAGACGGCAAGGGTATGGGAAAGAAGGCACTGCACGAAAAGACCGTGCCCGGCTGCCACTGGTGCCATCAATGGCTAGACGCCGGCAAGGCAAGCAGAGAAGAAAAGTTCGCAACGTGGGATCGCGCATACGCCGAATGGCAGTTCGTGCGCGACGGAAAAATGGAAGCAGACGCAGCATGAGAACAACAATCAGCGCCAACCGCCAGCCGGAAACCGTATCGCCGCACGAGCTCGCCCAAGTGATGAAGCCGGGCGTTGCATATAGCCAAGACGCCGTGCTCGACATGCTTCCCGGCCGCCCTCGTTCGTGTGTGCGCGAAACGTTGCATCTGATGGTCAGCAAGGGCCAGGTGTGGCGCAACAACCAGCGCGGCGCGGTGACATTTCAACTTCTCGAAGGCGACGAGTTACGGAACGCCGTCGACAAAGCGACAACGGTTCTCGAGCCGCCAGTGTGGATGCGCAGAAATCTCACCGGCTACAGCGCAGAGCAAGACCTCTTCCGATCGCTCTGTATGGTGACGCGCAAATAGCGATTTATCGCTTGCGGAAACGATGCCGTATTAGTACTATAGTCACCAATGCGGCATTGCTTTAGCGCTAACCAAATGCCTACCGACACCCCCGGCCCTGCGCCGGATAACGATTAAAGAGGACAGCATGAGCGCGATGAAAGATCGCAAGTGGCGAATCGAGCGCGACATTGCGCCGGGCCATCCTAATGGTGACGACTGGGTTATCCGCTCTTACAAGGACGGACGGTTGAAGCTCGAAGCCAAGTGGTACGGCTCGCGATCGGATGCGCTGAAAGACCTGAAACGCCGATTCAACGGTCGCTCAGGAAAGATCCTGTGATCCGCCACCTTCGCCCCTACCTCGCGCTGCTCGAAGCACTCGACAAACTCGGCCGCGCGAAGAAAGCCACTGACGCCCTCATCCACGCCGCGTGCGTGGCCTTCGTGGAAGTGCTCTCCCACATAACCGGGCAGAGAGTCAGCGTCATTGTCGGGAATGCTGTTATTGCACGAGGTGAGAAATGAGCGAACAAAAGCAAACCGTAACCGTCGATGCCAATGCTCTGCGTGAGGTGCTCGTCGCGCTGAACGGTCCCGGCCATTACATCAGAGAGCTTCAGGTGACGCGCGGTGCGCTGTTCAATAACCCGATCGACAAGCTCATCGAGGAATTCAACGCGCAGGTATCAGGAGGCGGCGATGCCGATCAAGGCTGAGAATCGCGCCCGCTATCCGGCCAACTGGAAGGAGATTCGCGCATCGATTCTCGAGCGCGCTGGCAACTGCTGCGAGCAATGCCGCGTTGCGAACGGCGACATGATCGTGCGCGGCATCGATAGCTGCGCCGGCACGTTTCAGCGGTACGAAGGCGACGGCGAGGTATACGACGCGGAAACTGGCCGGCTGCTTGGTCGGCGGAAAGCGTCGGAGTATCTCGGCAATCGATGGACGCGCATCGTGCTGACGATTGCGCACCTCGACCACGTGCCTGAGAACTGTGACCCGTCGAACCTGAAGGCGCTTTGCCAGCGTTGCCATCTCGCGTACGACGCCGAGCATCACGCAGAGACGGCGCGCGAGACGCGGCGAGCACGCAAGGCCATCGCGGACCTGTTCGCCTAACCTCCCCGCCCTTTAGCGATTAACTTTGGAAGACTGAGATGACTGACGCAGAGATTCTTGAGCACTTCAATATCCCCGGCCTGAATGTCGAGGCCAGTTTCGAGCCGCGCGAGTTGGAGCTTTTCCTGACTGGCGTGCGCGGCATCGCGAGCGTGTTCGCAACCGACGCTCTCGCCACCCCCGCCCCTCTCTCAGATGAACCGGTGGCAAGCATGTTTCCGGTCGTTGGAGCAGGCGCAACAGATATGCAAGGCAATCTCGGCGTAACTATCGCCACCCCTCCCGTCAATCCGAGCGACAAGCAAGAGGCGGTGGCGAGGGTGGTCTATCAACGCGACGTGGACGGCGATACGCGGGCTTTCGCGGCTTGGTATGGCAATCCTCCTGAGCAAGGGACTGCGCTATATGCGGTTCGCGAAACACTTCTGGACAAGAGCATCACACCAGAACGCGCGATCAATCGTGTCGTGAAGATGATCGACACTGCCCCTCTCGCCCAGTCCGCAGAGCAAGACAGGATTGATTCAGAGCGGTCCTCGAAGATTGCTAAGGAATTGCGCAAGCTCGAACGCTATCCGAGTAGCTTTAATCAAACCGAACGCTCGGTCGTTCTCAAGCTCGCAGCAGATCAACTGGACAAGGGAGCGAGCAAATGAATGAACGTGAAAAGTTCGAAGCTGCGCGCAGGGCGATAGCGGCAAAACTCGCGCATTCGACTCACTTCGATATTGAGTACGAGATTTGGCAAGCCGCCCTCGAATCCCGCGTATTGGCTATGACGTGCGACGACATTCAAGTGAAAGCGCTTGAGTATGGCTTCAAGTATTGGCGCGCGTCGGACGCACACGGCATTACGGGCACCGTCAAGCAAGCCGAAGATTTGATTGCTCAGTTGGTAGGCGTTGAAGTGGAGATAAAAAATGACTGACGACGATCTCGGAAAACTTTGGAATGTGGCGCGCTACCAAGGGTCGTGGGATGCGTTCGTGGAGACTTCCCGCGCCCTCGAATCCCGCGTATTGGCGGAGGGGAAGCGAGAGGCGGTGGCCGATTGCAAATGCCGCCGTACCGGGGATTGGAAGGGTTTTCATCATCCGCTATGTGATGCGAATTGGAGCGACGAGCAAGAGCCGAAACTATGGGTCGCTTTTTCTCAGAGCGGTCAAGTGATGGCGTATTCAAGCGTTGAGCCACATCAAAGTGATGTGATGATGTACGAACCGCTCTACGCCGCGCGATGCCCTGCTCCTAAGAGTGCAAACGACGTTGCCCGAGCGATATTCTCGGTTCTCCATGGTTCCACCATGCGCCTCCCGAACTGGGATAGCGGAGCGATCCTTGGCCCGGATAACGTAGTGCGCGAGGAATTCCTCGATGCGGCTCAAGCCGTTCTAGAGATCATCTACAAATGATTCACTTCGAACGTGACGGCAGTTTCACAATCGTTCACAGAGACTGTTCCGAGTCATCCATTCAATGGAATCACGTTGACGGGCCGCTGCTAATTCGATGCGATGGTCAGCCCCATTGGCTGACGTGGCGCGAACGCCTGTTTCTGTGGCTCGGATTTACTGATGCAAGACGCCTAGACCCCTCATACCCCGGAGAACAAAATGGCTGATACCGTGATGCTGCCCAAAGAACTGATCGAGCGCCTTACCAAATGGCGTCTCTGCATGTCTTACAACGACAGCTATTTCGGTGAACCCGCTGGCGAATTGAAACGAATCACTCATGAGATCGAACGCGCCATCGAATCCCGCGTATTGGCGGAGAGGAAGGATCCAGTAGCGTGGGCAGACAGGCACGACCTTGAAAGGATGCGCGACGGGACGCTGACTATTGCAGGCGCTGGCGCGAAGCAGCATCCCGACAACGTGCCATTGTTCACCCACCCCACGCCGGATGATGCAAGCGGTCCCGCGATCACTGCTGATGTTCATGCGGACGCAGCGCGGTATCGGTGGCTGCGCGGCGAAGGATTCGACCGACCGGCGCACATGTGGGTAACGACACTGTCGGACCAAAAGCCGATCGTCCACACGGACCTCGACGCCGCCATCGACCGAGCAAGGCAATCCGGGGAGGAAGGGAAATAATGGGCTGGAGCATCGGATTCGACAGCAACTGGAAGCGCGACGTCGGCTACGGCGTCCCGGCCTACTGCGATCACCCGGAGTGCAGTGAGGTGATCGACCGCGGCTTTACCTATGTGTGCGGCAGCGACATCTATGGCGGTGAGCGCGGCTGCGGCCTGTATTTCTGCGCACGGCACATGTATCTGCCGATGCGCCGCCCCCAGATGTGCGAGCGCTGCGAGAAGCGCCGCAAGCCGTTCGACGCGAAGCCCGACCACCCGGACTGGATCAATTGGAAGCTGACCGACGAAAGTTGGCGGCAGTGGCGCGACGAAAACCCGGAGCTGGTTTCGGCATTGAAGGCAGTACTGCAAGACGCCCAGAGCGGCGAGGAGAAGCGCGGTGACTGACAAAAGAAAACTGACCGCGTTCGAGTGGGCCTGCCTTGCGGTTCCAGTCGCGGCGGGAATTGCGTACCTGATCGCTGAGATTTTTTGAAGTGACCACAACAATCGAATCAATTTTGCGCACAACTCGCGCAGCATGGGGAATGTAATGAGGAAGCGAACGAACCGCAAGCCGCGACTTGTCAAAAACAACATCGTCAGCAATTTATTCAACGCTGACGATCCGATGCCGGAGCACGATCGCGTTGCCGTGCTGACCGAGCTGCACTCAGCCGTCTTCGCCCTCTCCCGTGGATTTGGCGACGCGCATCATTGGGATACGCTGATCGTGGGCATGAACATCGCCGTCAACGTCTGCGCAATGGCACAGAACGCGCACATCGGCCTCAACGCCGTGAACGAAGCCCGCAACGCGCTCATCAGCGTTCGCGAGCGCGCACACGATATGGGCCGATTCGTGTTCACTGGCGACGAGCTCGGCGCGGTAAATGGCGGCGTTCACGTGTACGAGCAGATCATCGAGACTGTCGGCCGTCGCCAGTATGTGGCAGCCTGCAAGCGTTACACCCGCGACGTTGATGCTGGCAAGGCGATGAAGATCAAGGCCGGCCAAGAGAACAGACGCTTCAAGATGAAGGGAGCAGACGGAAATGAAAGGAGACTCGCAGCATGAATGCCCGTTGAGGGATCGGTGCGACGCGATATTCGACCAGTCGGTCGAGGCTCGCGTAGAGTATGTGCGAGAGTTGGAGGACGTGACGCGGGCGCGGGACTATTGGTGCGACCAGGCAACGAAAGCCCTGCGCGCGCTCGCGGAGATAGCTGAGATGGTGGACTACGACGCGGATGATGGGCTGCCGCTGCATGCGGGCGTACCCGAGGCGGTGCGGCAGTCGTTGGAGTGAAGATTGTTTTCTTTCTTGATTGAAATCTTGGTTTCTTGGTTGGTTCCAAGATTGAAAGAATGATTTAACTCTGGCATTCCTTCAAGAATGGTTTATTCTTTGCAATCAATCATTCAAGACACCATTCTTGGAGTAAAACTTGAGAACAATCGTGATCTCCAGCCTGAAGGGCGGCGTCGGCAAAACGCTGCACGCAGCTCATCTTTCGGTGGCCCTTGAGGCAATGGGGCAGGGGCCGGTCGTCGCAATGGATCTCGACCCGCAGGGCACATTTTCAAGCTGGTGGAACGACCGGAAAGCCGACACGCCAGCATTCGCCCAAGTCGAAAATCACGCTCAGATCAAGGCGAAGCACGCGCAGTTGGAGGCGGCCGGGTTCAAGTGGCTGATTATCGACACCCCTCCGCAGACGGCCGAAATCAACCGCGCGGCGATCCGCCTTGCTGACCTGGTGATCATTCCCTGCAAGCATGGGAAGGGAGACATCGAGGCGTCGCTTGATACCGTGGAACTCTGCGAGCAGGAAGGCCGCAAGTTCTTCTACCTTCTGAACGAGACGAACGGGGCATCGGTGGCGGGAAAGACGGTCAAGAAGCTTGCGGCGATCGGGCCGGTAATCCCGCAGACGATTCCGAAGCTGAACGGTTATTGGCAGTCGATGTACACCGGCAAGACGATCACCGAAATTTCGAAGGGAACCGGGGCGATCCTCATTCACGACCTAGCCGACTTCATCGTCAGCAAATTCGAGAAGCCGAAAGCAGCGGAGGAAAAGGCGTATGTCTAAGAACGATTGGGATTCGGTCGTCATCACGAAGAAGGGCGCGGCGACGCCGGCCGCAACGACGCAGCTTGTGGACGAACCAAGAAAGCAAGAAGCGAAGGAACCAAGAAAAGAAGAACCGGCGATGAAGCGGAAGAGGGTGTGGGAAGGGCAGGACGAATGGATCAAGGTGAACTACGAGGTGCAGAAGCGCGTTCACAGCAAGATCAAGACGCTGAAGACGTGGGAGCGCATCGACAGCATCAGGGATTTCGTGTCGCACGCGCTGGAGGCAGCCGTTGATCGAGAGATCGCAAAGGCCGAGAAGGAGGGGTTCTAGGTTCTATCTCTCAAAGCAGTCAGAGATTTAAGAAAGATTTAACCTTGTTTTTAAACTGCTTTCGCTCGTGTAAGTCGGTGATTCTACGAGAGAAATGTGGGTGTATTGGGGCAGTCAGCCGGGTTCTATTGGGGCAACTGATCGGGTTATTGGAGCAGTCAGCCTGGTAACTAGGGCAGTCAGCCGGGTTTATTGGTGCAATTGACCGGGCAGTTATCCACAAAGTGCAATTATCGGACCAACTTTTGCCTTTGCACTAGTGCAGAAGCGGTGCTACTCTAGAATCAGCCCTAATAACCCGGTTCATTGCCCCAATAGACGATGAGCGACGTTTTCGCGCAGCCACAGCAGATCAAGCGAGCTAACCTTGGTGACAAGTGGGTGACGTTCGCCAATGACCTTACGCGCGCCGCGCACAAGCTAACACTCGGAGAGAAGAGGTTGGTTGCGGCCTGCATCGCACAGGTGAAATCGGATTCTCCGGTGCCAACCATCGACGAGCGCGATCGAAAGACATACACGGTCACGGCCCGCGAGTACTCGGATCTATACGGCATCGACATCGAGTCGGCATACGAGCAGATGAAGAAATACCAGTCTTCACTCTACGAGAAGGAGATCCAGACGTACAAGCCGAATGGAAAAGAAGGGCGAAAGGTGCGATGGGTGCAGGAAATCCAATACAACGACGGTGAGGCAAGTGTCACGCTCATGTGGAGCGATGCGATCTGCATGGCGCTGTTCAACCTGAAGGATCAGTTCACGACCTACAAGTTGCGGTACGCCGCGAACCTCACGAACAAGTACACATGGGACGTGTTCGAGATGCTTGCGATGTGGCGGCGGGCTGGAAAATGTACGATGAACGTAGAGCACATCAAGGACAAGCTCGATGTGAAGCCATCGCAACGCGCGAACTACAAGGAACTGCGCACCAGAGTCATCGAGCCATCGTTAGACGAGATCAAGAAAAAGTGTGGGCTCGTAGTGACAGTGAACGAGGTCAAGAAGGGGCGGAAAGTCACAGACCTGCACTTCACATGGGAGCCAGACCCGCAAGGCACGCTTCACTTCTGACGAAACGATGCAACTAATCATCTATCTCAACCACGCACGCGTTTTTCCACAGAAAACGTGGATAAGCCTGTTGAAAACGAGCCATCATGAGGAAGCCGGGAGCCGTTGCGCTGGGAGACGTGGCCGTTCGCGCGAGTCACCTTGAGGTCGCGTGTTCGCGATGCGATCGGCGCGGTCACTATCAGCTTGCGCGGCTTGTCGAGCGGTTCGGGCCTGAGTTCGCAATGACCGATCTAGGCGACAAGCTCGCGAACTGCCCGAGGCGTAACGCGACCGGCTTTGACGAGCGGTGCGACGTTCACTTTCCGGGCCTGGCTGCGCTGATGAACCCTGACACCGACAAGGAAGAGCCGTGAGCTTCAATCTCGACGACGCACACGAAGGCATGAACTGGTGGAACAGTTTGCCCGAAGAGTTACGGCGATTCTGGATGGATCAGGCCGGCAATACAGGCGTTGTCGCCGATGCTTGGGAGGCGTTCAAGCGCGGCGAATGCGATCCTCCAGACGAATAACAAAAAGTTTGATCATCAACGTTATGTCAACAACTACAAATACAAGAGGCCAAATATGGGCGCGATCCTGCTTCTGATCGTTTCGATCCTGATTTACCTGATCCCGACGTTCGTTGCGCGAGCTCGTCGGCATCACAACTATGGCGCGATCGTCGCGCTGAATCTGTTTCTCGGATGGACATTTCTTGGATGGGTCGGCGCGCTTGTGTGGGCGCTGACCGCCACGAGGACGGCCAGCACGGCATAATCACGCGGCAGTCGCCGGGCCGCTCCAGTGCGAGCCGCCGCCACCGATGCGCACGCCTAGCCACATGATCTGTCGGCGCAGCCACGACATGCCATTGACGGCAGACGCCTCGCGCAACACGGCATCAGCGACATTGCGCGGCACGACATGCGTTGTGTAGATCCAATCGTGGATCACGCTCGCCATGTTTGCGACGCCGCCGCCAATCTCGTAGACGAACGGGATGCGCGGCGTGCTCGCAAGATCGGTGACGAAGCCAGCCGGCACGGTGAACGTCTGCCCCGCCACATCGGACTGATAGACGAGCGGCTCAAGCAAGCGCCACGTCGCCGGCTCGTCTTTGATCAACTCAGCGTTCAGCGTGTCGTGCGGCTTCACGAAAGCGCTCATTGCGCCGCCTTCGCGGCCGCCGCAGCGCTCGACACGACCGCCTGGACGATCGGTTGCGCAAGTTGCAGACCGAGCAAGACGGCGGGCTGATTCGGAATGGCCGGGACCGCCGACACGATCGCAATCAGCGCGGGGAATGCGTCGGCATTGAACGACTGCAGATCAGCGAGATCGACCGCCGCAGCCGTCAAGCATGCCGCGCTGAACTTCGGCTGAATCGATGCGCTGATCGTGTTCTGTTGCGCCGGCGTCAGTAGCGCGAGGCCCGCGGCACTCGTCAGGACGTCGAGATCCGCCTTGACGATCGGACAAACCTGCTGCGCGAGCTGAGCAGGCGGGACGACCGGAATCGACACCGGCTTGAGTTGTACAGACCCGCATCCAGACAGAAGGAACACGGCGACGCCTGCCGCGATCAGCAGCATAAGAAAACGCTTCATGGTTGATTCCAGATTAGAAAGTTAGGCGGAGACGCCGAGGATGGTGCGAGTGCCGACTTGGACGACGATCGTGCGGCTGTCGGTGCGGAGATTGGTCGTGACGGTCACGGTGACGTTGTACGTCTTGCCGCTCGTACCGCCGCCTAGCCAGAACGTGACGATGCCGCCGCTAGTGCTAGTCGTCTTCCCTGCCGGGTTGACGTCGATGCCGACATCAGCGGTGACATTGGCCGAACTGATGGTTTCGCCGGCCGCCAGCCATGCGGTCCAGTCCATCACGTAATCGAGGATCGCTGCCGGCGCTTTAGGCGGAAGCGGAACAAGAAAAGCCATGTGGTTCCCTATGTTGTGACAGCGATGTGCCGCGATTCAGCGGCCACGACGAAGCGCCGCGACTCTGATGCGACATAGACTCGGCGAGATTCAACCTGAACATCGGCGCGCCGCTGCTCTGCATCGACAGACACAGATCGCGATTCGGGATTGATCGGGAAGCGGATGGAGTTCGATGCAGTTGCGATGATGACTGCTGCCGCAAACGCACCGGCCACACCATCTAGCGACGCTGACAGCGATGCCGATACGCTCGGACCGGTCTGAACCTGAGCCGAAAACGAACCGGATAGACCGTTCAGCAAGCCAGCAACCGACGAGCTCATGCGCTCGGATGCCAAGACCGCGCCCGACACGCCAGCCAGCGCACCAGTTACGGACCCAGGCAGGCTGATGGACGCAGAGAACGATCCGGCCACACCAGCCATCGCGCCGAATAGCTCAGCCCCGGCGCCATCGATCGCATGGGCCGCGAAACTCCCAGAGGCACCGGTAAGAACGCCAGATAGCGAGCCGCCGAGCGATTCGGAAGCGGCGGCCGATCCGCCTACGCTAGCAAGCGCACCGCTCATTGCAGCGGGCATTGATTCGGCCGCTTGCAATGCGCCGCTGACGCCAGCCATTGCGCCGGATACAGTCGATGACACGGCTTCAGACGCCGACATCGAGCCAGTAACGCCGGCAAGAGCGCCGGAGATGGCCGCTCCGATCGTCTGCGCCGCAGATGCCGAGCCTGTCACGCCAGAAAGAGACGCAGAAATCGCCGCAGGCAACGTTTCAGCGCCAGAGATCGCCCCGCCAATGCCGACAAGCGCGCCCGCAAACGACGCCTGCATGCTCTGCGAGCCAGACACCGAACCAGTAACGCCAGCCAACGCCCCGGCAGCCGAACCCGAAATGCTTTCGGCCGCAGAAACAGCGCCAGAGACGCCAGACAACGAGCCTGAGATCGTGCCCGTAATGCTCGACGCTGACGCCAGATACTTGACCGCGTGCAACATGACGTTGAACGAAGAACCAACGTTCGTCGTGATCGTCGCTTTAATCGTCAGCGTCTGCGATGCAGAGTTCGCAGCCCAAGTTATCGTCGTGCTGTAGAACTTCTGGTTGCCGCTGCCGGTTGTGCCGGGCGAGACGGTGTAGGCGGTCGCACTGCCGTCAGATAGGGTCGCGGTGAGCGTGCAGGCGCTTGAGTACGCCGCCCAATAGATCGTCGCCGTTCGGCTCGTCGTATCGGCAGGCAGAACGATTTGATAGCCCTGCCCGGTCGCGGTCGTGTTGTCGACGTAGATGCCGCCAGCAAGCGCCGTTGCCGATGCCGTGGGCGTGCCGTCCGTCCACGTCATTTTCGGGCCGTCTGTGTAGCCCGTCCATGTCACGCCTGAGCCAATTAGCGTCGGCAATCCGATCGTCGAGCCGCCGCCGGACTTGCGGTTGACGGCCGTCGCCGACTGCGGAAACTGAATCCAGTCCGTTTGAGCCGGTGAAGAGAGGTTGAATGTCTCAGTGCCGGCTAAGACTGTGTTGGAGCCGGTGAGAGTACCCACGCTTCACCCTTATGCGTTACCTTCCGTGAGACTGCCTGAGCTGATGGTGACGGTCGCGCTCGAGACGATCGAGGTCGTTGCCATCTGAACTTCACCAGCGCCGCCAGTCGTGCTGATGTCCATGTCGAGGATGAACGTTCCGCCCGACGTAGTGAGACGCGCCCATGTCGCCGTGCCGGTGTTCGACGCCGTTGCGTTGCCGATCGCGCCGAACGTCAGCACGCCACTCGCCACTGTGCCGAGCGTCGCCGCACAGGTATGCGCAGAAAGCGCCGTCGTCGCAGTGCCTCCCGTTGCCGGTCGCGTGCCGCTATAAAGCGTGAGAATCGCGCTTGCGCCGGCCGCAGTCACGATTGCGGAGAGACGGGAATTGCGCACGGTCGATGAAAGGCCGATCGTCATAGATGCTCCAGAAGAGAAAAAGCCCGCACGAGGCGGGCGATTGACTGCGGTGATGTGGGATTACTTGCCGAGCTTTGCGGAGATGCCGAGTCCGCCGAGAAGCGCCGCAGCGCCGATGCCGTACGCCTGCAGGTCGAAGGGCTTGCCGTAGATGGTCGAGTAGACCTGCAAGCAAAGGCCGACGACGATCACGAGCGTGGACATCGCGTAGGCGGGTTCAAGCGCCTTGCCGTCGTCTCCGGTTATGAGGTCGGATAGCTTCATTGATTACTCCACGTCGACCAAAGGCCGGTGAGAAATCTTGTCGTTCCAATGCGCCGCGTCCGCGACGACATCGACGTTGAAACTTTTGAAATTGCCGAGATGTCCGAATGCGAGATGGCAGTTGACGCCGCCCTTGTTCGCTTCGCAGAGCGTCACTAGGTTGTTCGGGTCGAGCTCCAAGTCGGGATGCAGATGGAACGGCCTGATGTGATGCACTTCGAGCTTTTCATCCCCACCGCAGACGGCGCACGTCGGATGCGCCGCGATGTGATGCTTTCGCACGGTCGGCCAATGCGATGAGCGTTTCGATGCGATCGGATGCTTGCCCTGCGCGGCATCGACGAGGTGTTTGATGATTGGCATGGACGTAAAAAAACCGCCCGAAGGCGGCTTGCGTGATTTTCGAGAGGATTAGGCGGCGTCCGGCTTCATGAACAGTTGACGTTCAGCGATGCGCCGCTTGACGAGGCCCGGAAGCACTCGCCCGGCAGCCAGGTTCCACCGGTCGAACTGAACGGAAGCGCCGGCGTAGTTGCCAGCGTTCAGCAGGCGCAGAAGCGTTGACGCGACGAAGTTGCCTGCGCCCACGTTGAAGCAGAAGTCGGCGAGAGCGTCGAACTGGTTCTGTGTTAGCGGCACCTTGACATTGGCGTTCACGCACGCGGCAGCTTTCGCAAGGTCGCTACGCAACCATGCATCGGCTTGCGCCTGCGTGATCTTCATGCCCTTCGTTACTTCCTTTCCCGTATGCCCGTAGCCGATCGTGAACGGCTCGGCCCGCGTGCCTGGGTCTGGATACGACTCGAGATCACAGCCCTCGAACCGCATCGTCAGCGCAACGCCGTTTTCGGAGACTGTTCTCTGGCTCATGTGCGGTCGGCCTTGTTGGCGAGTTTTTCGTCGATGCGCTCGAGCTTTGCGAAAACCAGCTTGATCGTGTCGTTCAGGTTGTCTAGCGCCTTCTCGAGAGCGCTTGACGTGACATACGTCTTCGCCGCTTCGAGCTTGAATGCGTCGAGAGCTGATTCTGTTTTCTCTGCCCGAGCGTGCGCAGCCTCGATGCGGGAATAGGCGGTACGGAACAGCCACCAGAGAACGGCGGCCGCAGCGGTCGCAGCCGCAAGCAGCCAGCCGTTGAGAATGTCGAGGTTCATCGAGCGTCCAAAAGAAAAGGCCACCCGAAGGTGGCCTGTTTGCGAGGATATAATCCAGAATATTGCGGCCTGCGCCCACGGCTAGCCGTCAGCACGCGGGAAGCACCGCTACTCGCCCAAACTTAAAGATGGTGAAGTTCATGATTTCAAAAGATAAAAAAGTGCTTGAGGCGCTGCCCTTTTTGGCGGCCCCGCCGGAGACGCTGGATGTCTCCGAGCAACTGTTTCGCGATCAACTCGACTGGCTTAACAAACTGCCAGGCGATTTCGGCTCCATTCTCGATGTTGGAGCTGGGGCCGGCTACCACTCCAAGTACTTCGAAGTAATGGGGCACGACGTCACTGCATGCGACATGCGCGATCGGTTCATCTTCAAGGACTCATCGATCGAGTTCCACGAGTCAACGCTGGAAGGCCTTCCGGCCAACAAGAGATACGACGCCATTTTTGCTTCGCACATCATGGAGCACATCATGGATCTGGGCGGCTTCATCGCTAAGTTGAAGAGCCTGTTGAACGATGGCGGCTACCTTTTCGTGTTCGTGCCAAACACGCACTACACGGAAAGCGGCCATTGGCTTGAGGGTTGGTCGATCCCACAGTTGGCCGTCATGCTGTGTTCGCTCGGCTTCGACTGTCGAGACAGCTTTTTCACGACCTTCGGATACCACACGCTTGGATTTGGCAGGAAGACCGATCGACCGAACTGCGATTTCTTGATCGAGGAATGCTTGCCATTCCTCCCCGCCAAGTTCTCCGAGTTAAAAACTGTCGGCATATATCCAGCCTTGCAGCGGAACGTCTCTTTCGTCGATAACGAGAAGATCGTCAGAACGCCCGCCCCTCACGAACTGGTGGAGTTGTCAGCGTTAAACGACACACAGTTTCGGCTTGATGAAACGTCGGCGAGATTGATCCTCGCGGAAGCTAAGCTGTCAGATTCTGAAGCAATGGTGAGCCACTACAAGGCAGAAGCCTCGAAGATCCGAGACGAGTTGAGTCGTTCCGAGGCGGAAGCCGCGAGGCTTCAAGACGAACTGGCAAATGTCTATGCCTCGCGATCATGGACATTAACAGGCCCCCTGCGCCGGATCGTAAGCGCCATTAAACACTAGGCGACACTACCAGCTTATCGCCTGAACGGCGGCGACAGTCGTCGCGGCATCGATTTCCGCCTTCAGTGCAGCGCGCTTCTGAAACGCGCTCCACCCTTGCGCGAGCATGGCGAGATACAGCCCCTCAAGATCGGCCAGCGTGAAGGCGACGAGCGAGTTGTCCGCCGCTTTCCAGAAGAAGTTCGCTGGCACAGCGCCAGCGATCCCGTATCCTTGCGTAGCTTGGGAAAGAATCGTCTGACTGCCGGTGTCGGCCTGAAACGTCTGTGAGACGCCCGCGGCAGTTTTGAACGCGATGCTCTGCTGAATCGCGTCAGAATATGCCGCGTCGATCGCCGCTTTTTGAGCGGCTTGAGCGCCCGCAAGCGTAGAGGCCGGATTCACAAATGCCTGATAGCGCGCATCACTCGAATCGATCGTCGCCTGATTAGGGAACGACGCCGGATCTTGAGGGCAGCCGAAAGACGCGACGATCGTCGTGTCGGTTGCGTCACCGAATTGGACGTAAACGTTCATTCACAATCCTTATATCGTGTAGCCAGTGATGAAGATATTAAACGTGACCGCACCGCCGCCCGATGTCGTGCTATAGCCGATGGATTGAGATTTCACAACAGCATTTTCAAACACCATCGTGGATGCCGCATTCGCGAGTACGTACATGCCCATGGGGTGCGTTATGACGCCGCCGGCGGCGCCCGTCGTCCACAGGTTGAGCGTCATCAACACCGTCGATGTCGACAGCAGGGAGCAATAGCCTCCATATCGCTTCGCGTTGAGCGGGACTGCCGACGCAATGCTCAGCGCCGTCTGTGACTGCGCGGTAGTTGTATTCAGAACTTGGACAGGGGCGTATCGAAAACTGCGGTCCCACAGCTCACCTGATACGAACTGGCCGCTCCCGTTGGTCGGCCATACCGAAACGAGCGCGGACGCCGTATAGCCGGATGGCATGTTGGCGCCACCGTAGACATTCGGTGCAAGCGTGCTCGTCGCATTCGTTGCCAGTAGCGCGCTCACCCCGGTCGTCGGGTTGTAGATCGCATACAGCGCGACATATCCGCTCGTCGGTGCGCTACCGGTGTCCATCCCGCCCGCGCCCGTCGTCGCGAGATTGATCGTTTTGCTGAAGCTCGCCAGTTTGAACATTTGCCCGCCGAGCGCCGTGCCGACGATGATTTCGTCAGCCGTCAGCGTGGCCGTGGCCGATGCCGCTGTGACGCTCATCGCAAGGTTGCGGACCTGACCCACAACGCCATTTGGCGCGGTCTGGATTTGGCTGAGCAGCGACGCATTGAGGAACGGTGCGCCGTTATACGCGCTGATGTTGCCCGACGTGATCGTCGACGCGCCATACGGCACGGTGATGACCCACAGGCCGTTGAAGCCAGCGTCTGGCGTCGGCGTGACTTGCGAGCCGGTCGTCGCGGCAGTGCCGGCCTTCAACGACAATTGAACCGTGTTGTCGCGATACGTCGTGTTCGACGTGCCGGTGTTGTTAGGTCCAGAGTAGGCGGAGGCCGGATTACTTGCGTTGTAATAGGGTAAAATCGTGCTGCCAGCATCTACCTCTTGGAATGCACCCTGAATGAGATAGTTTATGGAAAACCCGGCTGTGCCAGGCGCTGGACAGGAGAAGTTCACTGCATCCAGCAAGATCCCTTGCTTGACCACCTGCCTCGAATCGGCAGAGAGATCAGAGTAAGCGCCAGCGTCGGTCGATTGAAGCGAGTAAGCGCGGCCCGGATTTACGTTCACCGTCATGCCGGCCGGCGACGTTGGAACGCAGCCGAGCCCGGAGAACAGCGTCGATGTGCCGATCATGTCTTGCAAGACATGGCCGATGGAGATCATCGTCGACTTATTCGTTTCGAGTAGATCCGTGGACTGCGGGATCGCGCCAGTGTAGACAATTCTGCGCCGCATGTATGACCCTATAAATGAAAAAGCCGCCAGGAGGCGGCCGTTTGATAACGTTTCGTAAAACCTTAGCCAGCGGTTCGGGACGTTTTGCGAGGCGCAGTCGTCAACGATTCTTCAGCAGACCATCCTCGCTTAAGTCTCGCGTAAATCGCGTTGGCGTTAAGCCCCACCTCTGCCGCCCATTGCGATACGGTCATTCGCCTGCCGTCGTGATCAAGATAAACGTTGGATCGCGTGTTGTTCGACTGCTCGCGATCCGTTGCCCATCTGCAATTTCCGGGCTCGTAATTGCCATTAACGTTTATTCGGTCTAGCGACATCCGACTTGGACGTTCACCCATATCCGCAAAGAAGTTCGCGAACTCCAGCCAGCGATTGCAAACCTTGATTCCGCGACCGCCGTAGTTGTCGTAGCCGGGCTCATTCTGATTTAGGCAGCGAGCCAACATGGATCGCCACGAGAGATGAGCGCCGGTCCCGTATTTTCCGTGCGTAGTATTACGCTTGAGAAGCATGTCCCGATGTTCGCACCCACACGACGACGTGTAGCCCTTTACGATGTTGTAGCACTGAACGATTTTCTCGCTGCCGCAGTCGCACTTGCATAACACATGATAGTGATGCTGCTTACCCTCCTTCTTGAAGGGCGCGCCTGAAACGGTGAGGCGCCCGAATCGGGCTCCGATTGGGGTAGAATCTGTGACAGCCATGTTCGACCTCTGCGATAGGTTGACTGTGTAAGGAAGCCCCGTTCGTGTATCCAGCACGGCGGGGTTTCCGCCATTCTACAAGAAAACGTCCTTTATCGGATGCGTTTCTACGATGAGATCCTCATCCATGCGATCACGCCTGCCGGAATCACAGAGGCGACGGCAGCGTACAAATCCGCATCAGTGACGGCCTGCTGAACCATGCTCAGGCTCGCATATTCGCCGCGCGATGCGATGCTGTAGCCTGATGGCGAACTGCCGTAGCCGGCGACATACGGTATGCCGGTGCCTAGCGGCCGGTATGCGGTGATGAAGGCTTGATACGGATGCACGAGCGAGCCATATGCGCCAGCGACGCCATAGCCGCATGCGACGCCATATCCGCCCGTATCCGCCGGACGGCTAGGCTCGACGATGAGCGGCGCTCGACCAGTCAGCGTCGTGAGAACCTGCGTGACCGCCTTGCGGGTTGCGCGCTCACGAAACAGGTTGATGATGATCCGGTTGCGAAACGCGGCGTCTGACTCGTTCGTCTTTCGCGGCAACGTCGCGCCGAAGAAGTCTGCACTGATGACGTCCAAAAATCCGTCGCTGGCGGTAGCGATACGAAGCTGCTGCTTGGCATACGCCAGCACCGAATAGACGTTCGCGAAGATCGCCGCGAAGCCGCCAAGAAGCGCCGTCAGTATCGTTGGTGAGTCGCCGAACCAGCCGCGCGGTAGGAGCGCTTGCAAGCGCCCGAGCATATCCGTCTTGTCACCCGTCGCCATTAGTTCACCACCACTGAAGTCCACTTCACGACTTGTTTTGACGTCGCCGCCAGATCAGACGTGCCGCCGTTGAGCGTGACGCCCGTCACGTTCGTGACAGCAGGCGACGCGTCATACGCCACCTGAGCAAGCCTCGAATACGCAAGCGAGGTGCCAAGCGGCAGTGCGTTGATATACGACTGCAGCGCGGCCGTGACGGTTGCAACAATGACGCTGTGCGTGTAGCCGGATGCGGTTGTGATCGTCATGACCACAGTCGCATTCACGACGACCGGCTTGTGAACGTCAAAGGTGATCGTGAAACCACGAACCGTATCGATCGCGTTGGATACCGTGTTGAGCAGCGCATCAGATGGCGCGCCAGATCCATCGTCGAAGACCACAACGAAATTACCGGGCTGATACGCGCCGGCGTAGTTCGCGTTTTCGGTGATCGTGTACGTCAGCCCTTGCTGAATCGACGTGATTGCATTGCCGATCGCGGCCTTAGTCGCCTTCGATAAACTTTGCAGCCACGTTTGAAACCGGGCCAGCGCGTTCGCGTCACTTTCTGCGTCTGCGCCGTTCGTGAAAGCAGCCGCATTCGTCACCGTGTCGACGCCGGGCACCGATTGCGAAAGCTGGCTTATCGTTCCGGCAAGCACGTTGCCGCCAGTGCCGGCCGTTACAGCCGTCACCGTAACGCTTACGCTTGCCGTTGCCGCCGCCAGCACGTAGCCGCCTAGCGTCGCGCTGTATGCGGGATTCGACGTGTCGAGATTCACCGTGAACTGCTGCGATCCGTCCGTCGTCTGCACCACCGTCCCGACTGGCACGACGGCCTGAGCCGTGGGCGTGAATCGAGAGAACGTCACCGTACCGGTTGCGGCCACCGCAGCGAGGCGAGAGAAGCCGAAGTCAGCGAGCCACGAATCGAGATCGGCGTCGGTCGACGTAGATGCGCGCGTCTTTGCGAGCAGGATCAGGATTTGACCCTGCAGCCAAAGCGCGATACCCGACACCGCCTCACCAAGCGCGCGCAGGACCGTGCCGATGTTGAAGTTCAGGATCGCGGACGTGACCGAACCCTGAACCGTAGACGCGAAGTTTTGAAGCATCTGCGTCAGCGATTGCGTCTGTACTTGTGCCATTTATTGAGTGATGTCGAATGAGAGTGTTGCGACCTGGCCGGTCACAGCGTCGGCGTACTGGATCGTCACCGCGGCGCCGTTGTTGAACGGCGTCACCGTCACAACCGGAGCGGGAGAAGCGGCGATGCCGGCAATCGTCTTGATCGTCTTCTGGATCGCGCCGCGCAGCTCGGAGACGTTGAGCGTCTTGCCGATGCGATACGGGATGCCGGCGCCAAAATCCGCATGCCAGGTGTAGTCAGGCGATGCGAGCGGGTTGCCGGCTGAGTCCGTCCATCGCGGATTGGTCATCAGCGCGCGAAGCAGTTCCTGCTGTGCGAGCGTGTCGTCGGTTGAGACGGCGAGATCACCGTTTGCAGCGATGGAAAGATCGTTTCCCCAGAAATGCCCTAAATCGCTCATACCGGCGCTCCAGTGTTGCTAGAACCGGATTGAACGCCGCTGTGTGCGTGCGTGCTGCCGATGTTCTTGCCGTTGTTTGTGATCGTGCCGGTCGTGTTCAGGTTGCCGGTGATGGTCGACGTGTTGCCGCTGCCGTTGTCTCCAGACACGGCCATGCCGCCCTGCCCTGTGAGCGTCTGCTTGACGAGAACCGTGTTATTCATCGTCACCGGCCCGGTGAAGGTGTGTGATTGCGCCGTGTAGGTCGCGCCGGCTGCAGCATTGACTTCGATTGAGCCGTCAGCGTGAAACTTCATGAATGAGCCCGACTTGTGGACGATCCACGTTTCACCGGCCGGCACCGCAGGCGGCACATTCACGTTCGAGAAAAACCGCCCTACCACCTTCGGCGCAGCGTTCGACCCGTCCGTGAACGCGATCATCACCATGTCGCCTATGTTCGGTGCGGTCATCACGCCGAATCCGTTACCGACGCCCACAGCGCCGAGCGGCAGCCAGCCCGTTTCGATCACGTCCGAGTCGCCCACGCCCTGAAACGTTACCTTCACCGAATGCGTCGACGGGTTGTAGCTGCTCACTGTCGCCATGCGCGGCTTAGGCACACGGCCAGCCGCCGCGTCCGCGTGCCCTCGCATCGCGTTTGCAAGTTCGTGATAGTTCATCAGAGAGAGGCTGCTTCAGAGGTTGCGGCGTGGTTCTTGCCGTGGACGGTCATCTCGAAACCGCCTTCGAACGACATGCGGCGCACAATCGATGCGGGGTAATACTTCTGATCCCACGCGGTCTGCGTGCCACTTACAGAGATGACAGACTGTGTATCTAGCGCGGTATCGCCTGGCAGCCTGCATTCGAATTTCATCTCATGCTTTACGATCAGGTCATACTTTTGTTTGGCGATCTGAAGCGCGCGCTGCTTGTCGATATTTGGATAGAAGAAGGTGAACACCTGCCCACCTGTAGCTATGCTCGATGCGCCAGGCTTGATGCTGCCAACTTTGCTTTGCGGATATACAGCGTTGAACCCGTACTGCTGTTTGTCGCTCCACGACCGAACGACTACCGTCACGCCACGCGATACCGTCAGGGTGCGCTGAAAGCGCATGCTCTCGACGTTTGCCGAGAAAGCTCGCCACTGCGATGTGTGCGGGCTGACCGGAACCCATTTGATTTGATAGGTTCCTGCCGCTTGCGCCGCCTCCAGTTTCTTTCTGGCCTCGATTTGGTACGGAACCATCACGAACGAAACGCGAGAAGCTAGCTGCGTGTATTGCTCATCTACTGCCGCAGCCCCGGCCTTGTCGCCGCTTGCGACAAGCGCTTGAGACTGTTTGTCGAGAGTGGCAAGTTGCTGTTTTGCGCTGTCGATCTCGGCTGTCCTTTTCGCTAGATCCGCCTCAAGCGCAGACGTATCTTGCTTTACCTCAGACGGCGGAGGGCCAAAATACAGAGTTCGATCCTTGACATAAACCTGAAATCCCTCTTGCTGAGCGAGAAAGCAGAGAATGTCCCACTCTGTGCGCTCATCCATCAGGTTGACGTGCTCGATGTCGTAATACGCCCCCGCCTTCGTTTTTGTAGCGATGACGGCGGCCGACAGGCCACGGCGACGCGCCAGCGTCTCAGCGATTTGACTCGACGTCTGATTTGGAAACTTCTCCGTCGTCTTCGCATCAATAAAAACGCGCGTCAAGTCGCGTCCGTGAACCGTTACGACGTCTTCAGCCATGTCGTAATCGATCGTATCAACCTGGCCGTAGATGAGTTTTGTCAGTTCGTCGTGCGTATACTCTTCAATATCACTTGGAAAGCCAGCGAAAATCTCGATGAACATATCCGTTTGGCTGCTAAACCAATTCACATCGGTTCCAGCAGGAAGCGCCGCACCGGCAAACCTAACAGAGAATGTGTCTGCCGCAGAAAGAGCGTTGTTTTCGACTTCCCAATCCAGCCAGGCAGGCGCTTCCGTGCCATTGACGAGCACCACGCCGCGGGATGCATTGACAGAGCTTGATGTGTATGGCCCCATTTGGGCTGGCGTGCTTTGTGTCGAGGCGATTCGGTCGGCTGATGGCATCGGATAGGAATGTTTTAATCGAAACTTATGCCCTTTGCGTAGTACTGGGCGCCAGTGGGCGTTTGGTTCAGATACCAATCGCCGTTTTGATTTGCCTCATCTCGTTGCGCCGCTAGATCCTGCGGCGGGGGAGATGGCGGAGCGGCGACCTCAGTAACGACCGGAGCCGTAGGCGTTGACGAACTAGGATCGACGTCCTTTTGAGTCGAAGGAATAAATGGATCGCCACCAAGCGACGGATTCGCTCGCGTGAGCGCGTTGAACCCCGCTTCTGCGTTGCCGTAGAGCTTCGCGCCCATGTCGTACAGATTGCCGCCGATCGTGCTGATCGCCTTCGATGCCGAACCGATCTGGCCGATGTTCCCGCCCATGCGCGAAAGCACGCCCTGAAGTTGCAGCAATTGCGGCTGCTGCGTCATGGCATTGACCTGCGAACTGAGTTTCGACACTTGCTGAGCGATTGGATTGTTCGGCAGCAAGCCCCCAACCGTTGAAACACTCTGAAGCGTGTTTTCTGTCGATGCGATCAGCGTCTTCACTTGCGCCTGAGCGGTAGCGAGCGGAGCCAGGACCGTCTGCAAAGTGCTTTGCGCGGCTTTTGCGAAGCTCGAAACAGTCGAGACGGCCGAGTTCAGCACGCCAACAGCGGACGACAGACCGGAATCGCCTATCGAATCGGCCAGCGAATTCGCCGTCGACATGTCCGCCCCAATTTGAGCGTCGATACCTGACGAGCTCGACGATTTCTGCGCCGCGTTGTCGGCGACGACTTCGAGACGGATGCGATAGTAAATCTCGTATTCGCGCTGAAAGTCTTCGACGAACTCGCAGATTACGACCGAATAGCTGTACTCACTGAACGTGAGACTCAGCATCTTCTGCGCAAGCGCCATCTGCTTGAGTGTTCGCGCGCGCTGCAAGGCGTTTTCGCCTAGCAACATGCCGGACCACTCAAGCGGCTGCGGGTCGTAGCCCATCATGTTGACGTTACGCGCCCCGCCGACCATCTTGCGCACGACAGCGCGAATCGCTGTCACCATCGTGATCCGCTCGGGGATTTCATACTCGGAGAACGTGAAGTCTCCGAGCTGTAGCGTTACAGCCATATCAATGCCCCGTTGCGAGTTGAGTAGGTGCCGATGCGTTCAGGTCATAAAAGCCGGAGCCAAGCCGCGTCGACGTCTTGCGAACGATGGTGTCGACGACCTTCGTATGGATCGGCGTGCCGTCCATCAAGGCATGCACCGTCACATTCATCGAGCCAGATCCGCCGCTTGCAACGGCCGCATCGCGCTTCGGCGCCACGCCACCCATGCCCGGCTCCCAATCGAAAGCGCGCTTGATGCGCCCCCATATGCCGCCACCACCGTTCACATACGCCTGCTCGTCGCGCATGTTGGTGTCAGCGTTTCCGAGCATCTTCAGAAGAGACGTGCCCTGCTTGAGCATGTCAGTGACTGCTGGAAGCGCGCTCGTGCCGAACGTCACCTTGAAGTCAGACCACGACTGATCGAACTTCTCCATGTTTCCGACGAACGTCTGATCAGCTTCCTTGCTGCCCTTATCCGCGCCCGGCGTGATGCGGTACGTGTTGACGCCCTGCATGATGGTGTGCATTTGCTGCTCGAACAGCGAGAAGATCCGCGCGCCGGTGTTTCCGTACAGGATATTGTTCTCGCGGTCGCGCTCGGCCTGCGTGAGCTTCAGCGAATCGTATTGCGGCATGACGTGCTGCATGTGCCATTCGAATGGGTTCTTCGCCCGATCTTCGGACCACTTCAGCGGGTTGCCAAGGTAGTGATCTACGCCACCAGCCTTGTTCATGACGACCTTGCTCATATCCCACAGGCCGAGCTTCTGATACTCGTGCAACTGCGCTTTCGTGAGCTTGTTGATACCGTTCATGCGGTTATACGACGTCATCATGCCCGTCGCGAACTTGCCGCCAGTCAATTCACCAATCAACGGCTCCGACCACGCAAAAAACGCCTCGTCGGACATGTTCTTGACCGAGATGCCGCCGTTTGCACGCGCCTGCCGCATCGATTCCCAATTGACGTTGCCGCCAGAGGAGACCGTCGTCCTGTAGCCAAGGTCCGCAAGCTCAGCCGCGCGCTTCGGATCAGCCAAGCCGCCGCTGGTTTCGATGAATCGCAGCATTGCGAGCTCTTGATGCTCGTCAAGCGGCTTGCCAGTTATCAGACTGGCATAGTGCAGGCGCGACAAGATCGGCGTCATGAGCTTCGACGCCTTCAGCGCCTCTTCGCCAGCCATGCCCGACTCGCGAAACACGCCTTGCGCTTCCGTGAAGTAGCGCAGCTTCTGGATCATGCTCGCGCCCGACATATCCGTTTGCTCGACGTATCGGAACGCTTCAGCGTTTTGCGCCGGCGTCATGCCGAGCATCTTGAAAAGCGCCTTCTGACGCTCGTATTCGGCCGCCTCTTTGACAGAAGCACTGCCGAGTGCATAGGCGCCATATCCGGCCGCCAGCGGCACGATCGAGTTGGCACCAAGACCGAAGCCAACCGAACTCAGGCCCACGCCACCCGGACCGATGTGCATGCGGCCACCGTGCGAGCCGCCGGCATTGTGGCCGCCGCGCCCACCGTTTCGACCGCCGCTTCCGCCGCCGGCACCCGGAACGATAGGGACGTTCGGTATGTGGCTCGACGGAATAGCGCCCATCGCGTGAATCGAGCGGATCTGATGCGCGAGCATAGCGGCATTGCTCGACGATGTACGCAAGCCGTCAGAAAGCGACTTGGTAGCGCGCGCCAACTCCCGCATCTCGGGATTGAACGCCGTGATCTTGGCGAGATGGCCAGATAGGCGACCGGCAGCGCCGTCAGCCTTGTTCATCTCAGCAAGCATCATGTTGACGCCGCCGATCGCCTTGGCATCGAACGCCGACAGCTTGCCGAACGTCTTCACGAGGATCTTGGCGTGCTGATCGGTCTTGCCGATCGCCTTGTCGAGTGCGTGCGCGTAGTTCGTCGCCTGCTTGATGCCGCCGTTTGCCTTGCCGATCTGCTTGAATTGCCGATCGAGCGCGGCGACTTGCATCTCGACCTTCAGCATCTGCTTCGACATTTCGAGCAGTTTCGGCGTGATAAGGTCTGTTAAGTGGAGGCCGACTCCGATTTTGTATGCTTCGAGAATTTTAGCCCCCTACTGGCGTTTTCTTCGGAACGACTGCTTTCTTCGGAGTTCCGGCGACCCATGCGGCAGCGGATGCAGCGGCCATATGCACGACGCGAGGCGCGCTGTGAACGCCTGCCGGCCCCATGACCGGACGCGGCGGCATTCTGTCTGTGCCGAGCTCGTGCCAGACCAATTTCTGATCGTCAGAGCCGATCGTCGCGCTGTTGCCGTCCGTGCTGATGATGTGGTTGATGCTGTCGCGCATCTCTCCGGTGCGCAGCAATGGCGCATCCGGCTCAAATCCGGCCCTCACCTTCGCCGCCTCGTATTCGGGCGACAGTTCGGGCCATTTCGGGTCTTCGTGATAGAAGCCGATCATGCCGCGCGCCGTGTCCTGTACTTCCTGCGCGCCGGCTTCGACGATGCCGCGCTTCACAACCTTGCCCTCAATGGCGAGAAGTTGAAGATGCGTTGCGAATGCGGCGAAGCTCTTGAACTCTTTCATGTCGGATCGACGAACTCTTTCTTGTTCCAATCGAATTCGCGACCGCTCTGCTGTTCAGACACGATGATCGCGAAGGCGAATCGAATCGTGTCATCGAGCGAGAACGCCACATCGAAAGGCGTGTTGTTCTGCACAAGCCACATCGCCTCACGAACAGCGGCGTTGTTGACTATTTTTTTGCGGCCTCTTCGTCGACCTCCGTTTTCACGAGACCGAGAAGTTCGCTTACGCCTTCGCTTGCTGCTTCCAAGCCGTGATCGTCCAGTCGCTGAAACAGCGCCTCGATCTCACGCTTGGTAGTCGGCACATTGACCACCTCGCCGTCGATCGCTCCGATGTACATCAGAGGAGCCACCATCGAATACCAGAGGCGATTCGACGAATCCTCGCCCATCGCTGCGGCGAACCGGAGGCGCTGGAGCGGCTTCGGCGTGCGCAGCGTGATTGTGCGGCCGGTTTCGTCGGTGACGACGAGTTGCTGAGCGGCTTGCTTCACGATCATGTCGCTCGGGCGTTCGAATCCTTCGTTTTCCGGCGTCGCGCCGGGCTGCTTGACAGTGAGTTTTGCCATGACTTTTTGGTGAGGTTATTCAGGAGGCGGCCGGAATCAACCGGCCGCGCGTGCTTTACGCCAGCTTGACGCGGCGTTCGGCCATCCAGTCGATCGACATCTGAACCGTGTCGTCGCCGGATGCCGTGCCGCCGTCCGCGAGTTTCAGGATGACGTTCACATACTGGTATTGCGTGATGCCGCCGTTCACTTCCTGAATCGTTTCGACGATCGACGCCGGCAGCATGTTCTGGCCGGCGTAGTACGCCGCCTCCTGCTCCGCGAAGAAGTCTTCCGGCGTGCTGTCCTGACGCTCAAGCTGGAACGAACCAGTCCAGCCGTCGTAGAACGTGACGTGACGCGTGCGACCGTCCAAGCCCTTGATCTTCTTGTCGATCATGTCGGGCTTCTTGGTGAACTTCGTCACGAGGTTGAGCTGCAGCGGGCCGCTCGGCCCCTGCACGTTGATCGCATAGTCGCGGCCAACGGAAAAGCCATTTACAGGCATGAGTCGCACCTATCAAATGAAAAAAGCGCCCGGAGGCGCTTCGTGTGCTATGGGAAAGTGCGGCTTAGCCTGCCGACACGCTGCTCGACGACTTGATCGTTACCGTCTGACCGCCTTGCAGGTTGATGACGAAGTAGAAAACGATGCTGAGATACTTCACAGCGACGTTCGCCGTCATGTAACCGTTGGCGACTGCCGAATCCGAGTTGTTCGTGCTGTCGATGACGACCGTGAACGGCACCGCTTGCGGGTTGTTCACGTCGCCGATCATTCCGACCTTCCACAGATTCGTGAGGTAGTCGTACATGGCCGCCTTCGCTTCATTGCGCAGATCGGTCGTCTGCGGCTTGCCGATCACATAGCCGAACGCCGACGAGAGCGTCACGGCCAAGTAGTTCGTCATCCGCGTGTAGTTGTCGCCACACGTCGCCGCGTTGCTCGATGCGTTGCGGCCGGTCTGACACGCGAAGTAGTTGCCGCCCGGCGACGGATTCGTGATGACGTCCAGACGCGCGGTTGCGATCTGGCCGATTTCCGCCATGCTGTAGGCGTTCTTCTGCGCGACGCGCTGCGTGCTCGAGATGCCGAAGATCGCATCGTTCAGGCTCGACAGGTGCGGCGAGAGCATCGCTTGCTTGGCCGCCCAAAACGTCGTCGGGCCGAGCAGACGCTGCACCTTGTTCGTGCCGTCCTGCCAGTAGATCCAGTCGCCGACCATGCACTTGATGCCGTAGCCATCGGCGCCGGCCGTGTTGAGCGCGGTGGATACGGTCGAGTACGACGCTCCGGACGCGCCTTGCAGGCCGAAGTAGATGCCTTCGGACAGAGCGAACGCGAGAACCGTGCTGGCAGCCGTCAAATCGCTGTGATCGACGAGCGCGGCAACCTGAACGCCAGAGCTGCGCAGCGCATACATGCCCTTGCGCGTCGTGCTGGTGCCATCCACGCCGACGAGCGTAGCGTCCGTCATCGAGCCAGTGCCGTCCGTGCCGCCCGTAGCGGTGAACGTTGCCGACGTGCTCGGCGCTGCGGTGGACGTGCCGACCGTGGCGACAAACAGTTGCGACGGGCCGCGCTGATCGGACAAGCCGTTATTCACGGCATTGACGAAGTTCGCCCAGAGCGCGCCAGCCGAGCCGGTCACGTTGTCGAAGACTTCCGGCGTGAAGCCGGGGCGCGTCAGCGTGAGTTTGAAGCTCGACGGTGCGGTGCCGGCCGTGATGGCTGCCGTCAGCGTGTTGCCGATCGTGCCGGTGTAGATCGCCGTCAGCGTCAGGCCGGTGACCGTGCCCGCGGTGTCTTTGACGAGGCAGGATGCAGCCGCGTCGGTGCCGTCAGTGACGCGCACGTACTGGATCGCGTTGGCGCCAGCGGCGAGCGCCACCTGAACAGCCGTCGACAGGTCGTACTTGCGAACCTGCGGCGAGCCGAGCCAGTTGGCTTGATCGTTGCCAGAGCCGATCAGCGTTGCGCTGTTGACCGGACCCCACGAACCCACGCCGACATAGCCGAGCAGGTTGGTTGCGACGCCGTTAATGATCGGCGGCGGCGGTTGAATTTGCAGGTAGACGCCCGGCGCATTCAACGCGCTTACGTTTAACTGACCATTTTGATAAATGGGCATAAAGCGGTGCTCCAAAAGAAAAGCCGCCCGTAGGCGGCTCTTTCAGCGTTGAGTGGTGGTTACTGCGCAGCGACGCGGTTCACGTGCGAGGCGTTTTCGCCGGCCAGCACCGCGGCAACCTTGTCGGCGTCTTCGATGCGCGCGCCACGCTCGTAATCACCGAACGGATGGATCACGACGAGCGCGAAATCTGCCTTCGCGGCAGCCTTGTTGTCAGCCATGACGGCTCCTAGTAGATGATTTGCTTGATGGTCGCGCCGCTTGTCGGCTCAACCAGGTTCGTGACCGTCACCGTGACGTCGGTCGCTTGCTGCGTGACTGTCGTCGGGAATTCGACCGAGTAGCATAGATCGCGGCGATACAGGTTCGCTTTCTCCTGCAGGTCAACGAGATCCGAGTGGTGATATAGCAGCCGCCCGCCGAATCCGTCAGGCAGCGTCAAGAATTCGATTTGCGCGAGGAACGCATCGAGCAGGCTTGCCACCTTGTCTCGCAGCGCGGGCGTCGGCGACCAGATGACGATCCGCACGACGCGCGATTGGCGCTTCACTTCTTTTGCGACAGTCGCATAGCCCCCGGTGCGTAGCGTTGGCTGCGGCGTGCCAACGGGCAGCGTGATGACTGCGCCCGTCGAGCTCGCGCCCGGATATTGCACGGCAATCAGCGCGGCGAGCGCACTGGCGACTGTTGCGAGCGTGTCGCTTGCCTGCACGGCATACGTGTACGCATGGCCGCCGATCAGTACGGCCGTGTTCTGCGCGTGAAATGGCGCCGAGATCGTGCCGCCTACCGTTATCGACCCGTCGATATCGCTCGTGAGCGTCACAGTCGGCGGGAATCGGTTGATTTCCTGCCAGTGCGGCATGTAGCGCGATGTCTTGCGCTCGATCGACGTCGGATAGACCGACACGTTGACGATGCCATGCGCCAGATCGGGGTCAAGCTGCGCATTCGTGGGCCATCCAGAGCCGACGCGGCACTGTGCGCCGACTGCTGACGCTTGCCCTGTTCCATTCGGATAGAGCGCGCCGGCAATAATGCCGACGAGCGTCGTCTGCACTTCGCTTATGTCGGCCATGTTATGTCTGCGCCTGCTGTGCGGTGCACCGATACCCCAGATCCGTAAGCTCAACGCTTGAGAGCACGTATCGACGGTCGATGTCGTCTGTCACAAGGTCGCCAGATTGCAGGATCACACCCGGAATCGCCGGCAGCAGGATCGCCCACCATGCGTTTCGCACGTCACCCGGCAAGCCGACGTCGTTTTTCTCGCCCTTCGTGCCTTGCAGCACCGATGCGTGCCAGCCAGCAGCAAGCGGCGTCTGCGTATCAGGCGTGTTGCCCTCGTAATTCGTCACCGCGCCGAACTGCGCCTGCGTCTGCGGTCGCGCGAACGACAGCACGCGATTGCATTCCACCGCGAGGATCGGCAGAAGCGGCTGTTGCGCTGCGATGAAGAACGTGCCGGCCGCGCCGATCAGGTAATCGCCGACTTGCGTCTGCGTGCCGTCGACCAGCGCGTACCAAGTCGGCTTGGCGTACTTGTTCGGCCTGCTGTACGTCATGTCTTCAGAGTTGAAGCTTGCGAGCAGTGACGTCGAGATTGGCGCGAGGCCGGTTAGATCGGCAGATACGGGGCGATATTGCGTGTATGCGGTGCCGATCTTGGATGCGGCTATCGAATAGCCGCGGTACACCTTGGCTTGTGCTTTGGTCCCGTCCATCCGCTACCCCCGGATGATCGTGCCGCCGCCATTGCCGAGGTACGGGCCTGGCGGTACGCCGATGAATTGGCACATGCGGCGCCGCCAACCGTCGAAAAGCTTCGTGCGATCGGAGACTTCCGTCTTGTTTCTAGTCCACACGGCAGCCTGGTCGGTGTCCAGGTTGTCTCCAGCGCCAACGACAGCAGTCTCGAGCGAGTAAAGCGGCGTCAGATACGTGGTGATGAGGATGCTTTCCTCTTCTGGCCGCATATTGGTGAGCCGGTGCTGCATCGTCTGCCACACGCCGGGCGAAACCCAGCCGTATGCGAAGTCGCGCGAGTCATCGGCCACCGTATCGCCCAGCATCGGATAACCGGCGAAGCGCCGAATGTCGGCCATCTGCTGAGCGGTCAGCATTTATGCAATCTCCCAGCCGCCGGGGCGGTAGTTTTCCACTTCGTCGGGATGGACTTGCGCGGTGTGCGGCTCTGGATAGAGCTCAGCGTCGCGCGTCATCGTGACGTATGCGATTTCACCGTCGTTTTGCGGCGTTTCTGCTTCTTTCTTGGGTCGTGCCATGCGTTCTCCAATGAAAAACGGCCTGTCAGCCGGATTTGCCGCTTCTGACAGGCCGCTTCAGCGCTCTTAGCCGAGCAGGATGCCGCTGTGCTCGCTCTTGATGTTCGCCTTGCCCCAGGCAAGCGCGATTTCGTAGCGGATACGGCGGTATTGCGCGTACATCGACACTTCGAACGCGAGGCCCGAACGCTCGTCGACAATGGTCGTGCGATCGACGGCCGCATCGCCTTCTTCCGGCAGCGCCGGCAGGCGGGTCGCGAGCACGAAGGCGTTACGCGAGAAGAACGCGTTGCCGGTGTAGGCTGCGCCAACGGTCACAGCTGCGCCGGTGAGCAGCGCTTGCTGCAGGCCAGGCGCGGCGATCGTGAACGAGCCAGCCGACAGAGCCGACGTCACGACGTACTTGCGCGTATCGCCGTTGAACGTCACGACGTCACCGGCGACGACCGTGCCGGAGCCGGTCTGCACGTTGATGGTCGTCGCGCCCTTGGCGTGCGCACCGTTCAGCACGTAGCTCGCGCCGGTGCCAGCGGTATGAACCGCGACGCCAGCCGACTCGCGAACTTGGAAGCCATGCAGTTCGAGCAGCGTTCCTTGTGCGCGCAGCTCGGTCGTGCCGGCTTCGTTCGCCTTCGTCAACTGTGCGAGCGTGCGCAGGTTCGCACCTGCGGTCGTGTCGATCACGCACTGGAGATCGCTGAGCGGCGCGCCGTTGTCCGACAGGATCTTGCGAGCTTGCGCGGTGGCACTGAGGTCCGATGCGAACGGCGTGGTGCCTGCGGTGCCGGTTGCGCGCGACGCTTGATACACGAGCGAGCCGATGTCGGATTCCATCTCGTTGACCAGCGTACGCATCGCCTGCGTGATCTGGTTCGTGCGGATGGCCGCGTAGCCGGCGCCGTGATTCACGCCCTTCTGTTCTTCACCGGTCCAGCGGAACGGCACCATCCGCGACTTCGAGATGGTGATCACTTGGTTCCCGATGTTCTGGTCACCGTCGTCGGGCGGAAGTTGGCCCGGCGTCACGTCTTCTGCGGTCGATGCCGGAGCGACGAACGAGCGGACGTTCTCGTTGAGTGCTGCGCGCGCGACTTGCGCATCGAGCGTGACAGCGGGGATGAAGCCGACCAGTTCGCGCGACACGACGTCGAGCGATGCATACAGGTCGGGGATAAGATTCGAGAGCGTGTTAGCCAAAGAAGGCTCCTAAATTTAGTCGGCGATCTTCACGCCGCCACGAATCGTCTGGGCCTGCTTGAATGGGTCCAGAGCGTCGTAAGCCGCGCGAGTGATGGTTTTGCTGCCAGAGCCGCCACCCGATCCGCCCGTTGCGCCGCCGCCAGATGCGCCGGTGCTCTTGAGGATCGAATCGCGATACGGGTACTGATCGATGAGGATTTCGAGCGCTTCGTCGAACTTGGCGACTTCGCCCGGATTGCTGCGGCTGAAGAGCTTGTTGCCCGACTTGTCGTAGGCCACGACGTCGCTGCCCTCGACCTTGAAGGCGTCACCGAAGCGCGCCTGCACGAGATCGGCGGGAATTGCGAGCTTGTCGGCGATCATCTTCGAGCGGGCGAAGCTGCCGCCAACCTTCTCGTCGACGAGCGACTTGAGCAGGCTGTCGCGCTCCGCAACGACCGGCGAGTACTTGTCTTCGACGGCCTTGATCGCTTCGGCGCGGATCTTGTCCACTTCGCCAGCGTCGACAAGCTTCTTCGCGTCGAGATTGGCGACTGTGGCGAGCGCCTTGCGTGCGGCTTCTGCGTCGGTGATGCCTTCGAATGCCTTTGCGGCTTTCTCTGCGGCTTCTGCGCGTTCGCGATTCGTCTTGGCTTCGGAGTTCAGTCGAGAGATCGTCGAGACCGTGCCCACGGCGTCGAAGGCCACTTCCCGGCCATCGTCATGCACATAGACCGGCTTGCCGTCTTGCACTACCGCGAATCCGTCATCGTTCAGTTTGAGTTTCATAGGTCATCCAACCCGAGCTGTTAGGCCATCCGGCCGTGATTTGCACCGACCCTCATCCGAGGAACCGGCAAAGAAAAAGCCGCCCGGATAGGCGGCTTCGTTTGATGCTGAAAACTTGTGGCGTCAGTCTGCGATAGCGACCGTGCCGGGCTTGACTGCGTTCTGCGCGATGCGCGTCTTCTCGCCTTCCCAATCGGTTTCGGGAGCGATCACGCCGCGGCGCTTGGCTTCGTTGAACAGGCTCTCATCCGAGAACGTGCCGTCAACGTTCATATCGCGCAGCAGTTCGAGCGAGGCTTCCGCCAGCGATGCGACGCCGAAGTCATTGAACAGACGCACGTTGCCGGCAGGCTTCTCGCCGACCCATTCGCACGTCAGCGCGATTGCCTGGTCAAGCGCATCCTCGACGTCTTCGACGATGCGCTGCAGCGCGCACATGCCGGCTTCGTTTTCGGCCACAGTCTGAGCGACGGTCGTCTTGCCCGGCTTTATGACGAGCAGTTCTGCGCCGACTTGGCGCATACGGTCTTCGAGATCGAGCAGCGAGAGGCGGCCGGCTTCGATTGCTGCGCCGGAGTGCTCGACGTACTTGAGATCAGAATGCTCGTGATCGGCATTGACCAGCGAGCCAGCGCCCACTGTCACCGTCGTTTCGCCGAGGTTCTTGCCGAACAGGATCGGCACGCGAGCGACGTGCAGAATCGTCTGCTGATCGCTCTTGCTCTGCCAGTGCTCGACGTTCATGTGGGCGAGCTCGAGCAGCGGCGGAACGGCCGTCATGAAGCCCGTCCTGCGCCCGTAGACCGGCACGAACGGAATCTTCTGCAGGCTCGTTGTGCCAGATTCGTGCAGCACCCATTCCTTCTTTTTGTCGGGCGTCTCTTTGTCCGACTCGCGGTAAGTCGCCCACGCGCCCGGATAGAGCACGCGCACCTGCTCGATGATCTTCTCGCCGAACTCGCCGTCATTCTCGACGGCTTGCTCGAGCAGTCGTAGCTGAGTCAGCGTTTCGGCGCCGTTGATGCGCTGCGACTTCCAGCCGAGGATATTGCCGGCGTGGATCTGCACCCAGTACGGGCGAATCCCTGCGGCTTGCTCCTCAGCCTTCGTCCGAACGTTCTGCGCTTTCGGGTAGTCAACGAGAATGCCCTGAATGCCGTGCGACAGCGCTGATTCCGTGATCGCCGCGGCGAACGCATGCAGGTTGCGCCCTTGCAGGTCGATGTCCTCGCACCATTCGGCAATGCGCGCAGGCACGTCTTCCGTCGTCGTAACAGGCTTGCTGAACGGTTTGCCTGCCAGCACCTCGACAGTGCGAGGGAACGCCGGAAAGAGTGTCGCAGTCTCGACGCGCGCCTTGTACGCATCGCTTGTTTCGCCCGGCCATTGCGGCAGATATGTCGTTCTCGCCTTGCGCATGGCAGGCGTGCCGCCAAGCAGTGCGTCGACGATCGGCCAGTTCTCGGCCATCGCTTCCACTGCGGCGGACGGGTCGCGCACTGTTGTCGTCATGTGTGATGTTCGGTTACATGTGGAGCGGC